GTGGGTGACTCGAAGACGTCGAAGCGGCATCAGAGCCGGAACATGGAACGGCAGAACAGGGCGATGTCCCTGTTCCTCGCCGGAGCCACGTACGACCAGATCGCGCAGCAGGTCGGCTACTCCGACCGGTCGAACGCGGCGAAGGCCGTCACCAACATCATGCGGCAGTACGCGGAGCGCCGGGAGGAGATGGCGACCGAGGCGCGGGAGCTGCAAACCCAGCGCCTCGAATCCCTTTGGCGCAGCCACTATCCGATCGCGATCGGCCCGGTCCAGGAGGTCACTCCGGACGGGAAGGTGATCGACCGGTACGACCGGAAGGCCCGCTCGACCGAGCAGTGTCTCCGGATCTGGGACCGGCTCAACAAGATTCAGCACCTCGACGAACCGATCCGCGTCGAAGCCACGTTGCAGGCCGGGCCGAACGACCTCCTCGACGAGATCGCCGGACTCGCCTCCGTCATCCGCGAGCAGGCCGCGAAACAGGCCGAGGAGTTGGGCATCGCGCTACCGGACACCCCCGTGATCGACGAGTTTGTGATCGACGTCGACGTCGCGGAGGAGGATCTGACGGAGCCCACCGATGGCTGACCGCTCAATCGCGGATCTCCGGCAGTCCCTCGCCGGGCTCTCGAAGTCGGAGCTGCTCGCGATCCGCAGGGACATGGCCGAGACGGCCGCGAAGATGGGTGCCCGCCTGAACGACGCCTCCTCCCCCGGCCAGCTCGCGCTACGGCACGAGCCGCTGATCCAGGTGCAGCGGCCGCACCTCGAAGTGATCGACGCCGCGCTGGTCTCGGTGCTGCACAAGCCGAAGGCCCGCGTCCTGATCACCACCCCTCCGCAGGTGGGGAAGACGATGCGCGCGTCGAACTGGTTCCCCTTCTGGTGGCTCACTATGCGGCCCCGCGACCCGCTAATCCTGGCCTCCTACTCGGCATCTCACGCGATGCGGCAGTCCGCGATCGTGCGCTCCTACGTGCGTGACTACGGGGCGAACTACGGGCTCCGGCTCTCCCCCGAGTCCGCGACCCAATCCCGCTGGTACCTCACGACCGGCGGCGGCATGCGTGCCGGTGGCGTCGGCACCGGCCTGTCCGGTACCCCGATGGCGCTCGGGATCATCGACGACCCGTACGCGGACCGCGCGCAGGCCGAGTCGCTCCTCATCCGGAACAAGGTGTGGGACTGGTATTCGTCCGTGTGGACGGCCCGCCGCGCGCCGGAGACCCGCGAGATCCTGATCATGACCCGTTGGCACCCCGACGATTTGGCGGGTCGCCTCCTCGCGCAGGACGGCCGTATCGAGGAGGGCGGCGACTGGGTGGTGGTGCACCTCCCGGCGATCGCGATGGCCGAGAACCACGAACTCGGGGTGTGGGCAGATCCGTTGGGGCGGCAGCCAGGCGAGCCGCTCACGCACCCGGCCGTCGCGCCGGACGACACGGTGACCCTCCTCGACCACTGGCGGGAGCAGAAGAGCCGCGCGACCGGCCGGGACTGGCGAGCCCTCTGGCAGGGCACCCCGATCGCGACCGACGGGGCGCTCCTCACGGCCGATGACATGCGGAACCAGACCCGGCCCCGGCCGGAGACCTTCAAGCGGGTCAGCATCGGTGTCGACCCGTCCGGCGGTGGCCGGGACTCCGCGGGCCTCGTCGCCGTCGGTCTCGGGGAGGACGGCCGCGCGTGGGTGGTCGAGGACCGGACCGCGCGGATGACGTCGTTCGAGTGGCCGAAGCAGGCGTGCCTCATGGCGCACCGGCACGACGCGGGCCGGATCGTGGTCGAGACCAACTTCGGTGGCGACCAGGCGACGACGCTGATCATGCAGGCGTGGCAGGTACTCCTCGCGGACGGCGAGGTCGACGGTCTCTGCCCGTACGTCGAGGCGGTCCGGGCGAAGGTGTCGAAGGTCCTCCGCGCGGAGCCGATCGCGCAGGCGATCAAGACCGATCGGGTCCGGTTCGCGGCCGGGGCTGACCTGAAGCAGCTCACGACGGACTGGACGATCTGGGAGCCGGGGTCGACGTTCTCGCCGGGCGCCCTGGATGCCTCCGTGTACGCGGTGATGGACGTCCTCCCGGCGCTGAACCGGGGAGCGACGATCGAGTCCCCGACCGGCCGTCGCCGGGGCCAGGCCGGAGGGAACGGCGGCGGGTTCTCTCGGCGCCGGTCGGCTTAGGTCGGGTTCAGTCGGGCCACGTGCGGAGTGGACAAGTACCGACGGAATGGATTAGTGTTCCTCCCGTCAGCCACCACGGAGCCGCAGAGGAGCACCCCATGAACAACGACCGCATCGCCCGCGCCAGCATCAACGACAACACCGCGACCCCGGCCCGCCAGCGCATCGAGATCGCCCGCTGCGACAAGCTCATCGACCGCCACCTCGGCACCTATCGGACGGCCCGCGACATCGTGACCCGCGACAACGCGTTCCGCGCGGCCGTCGAGTGGGTCCGAGTCCGCGCCGCGTGGGAGCAGGGCCTCGCCGGTAACTGGGTCGAGGGCAACCTCGACCGCGCCATGACCATCGAGGACGCCGAGAAGGTCGTGAGCGCGCTCGCCGCCGCCACGTTCCTCTAACCTCCCCGCCGGGGCCGGACTACCGGCCCCGGCCCTCCCTCCCCCACCACCACTGCACACACGAGGAGCCCCCGAATGACCTTCGACGAAGCCACCACCTGGATCTTGATCAACCAGGTCCCGACCTGCGTCCGCCTCACCGGAGCCCGCCGCGCCACCCCGCGCGGAGTCGAGCGGGAGATGATCCTCCCGGACGGCTCCAAGGTCTGGCGCCGCAACAGCTTCGACACGCGCGGCCTCGCCCAGGAGGTCGTCGACGAGATGGAGGGCTGGAACTGATGGGCTACGCACCACGCCGCCAGCCGCCGGGCGTGCCCCTCCCGCGGGGCCGCACGGCGGTGGCCGTCGCCGGAGGGCTCCTCCTCGCCGCACTGATCGTCGAGTTCTGGTACGTGGTCCTCCCGGCCGCGTTCGTCCTCACGGTCGCTGCACTCATCGTGGCCCGGCACCGCGTCCGGGAGGAGCGCGCGGAGGAGATCCGGCGCCGCGCGGACGATCAGAACCAACGCTGGAACGAACGAGGAGACCTCTGGTGACTGCTGCAATCGAGAAGATCAAGATGTCCGACGACGGGTCCGCGTGGATCGTGCCCGTCGCCGGGCTCCCGGAGCGGGACAACCCGCACATCCGAGTGGTGTGGGATGCCCCGTTTACCCGGCCGGAGATCCACCCCTTCGGTGTGCCGACGCCGCTCCGGACGGTCGAGGCCGCGCGTGGTCTCGCGGAGGCCATGGGGATTGCAGCGACCCTCGCCGAGCTGATCGCGGAGGGAGTCCTGTGAGCCTGCCGGAGCCGCCGGAGCCGACCGGCCGGGACGTGCTCCTCGGGGCGGTCCTCGGGCTCCTCTTCGTGGTCGTCATCTGGGTCGGCGTGCTGATCGCGTACTGAACCCGCACGGGGCCGACCAGGCCCGACGGAACCCGATTGGACACGTACCGACCGCAGGTACTAGTGTCCTTCCCGTACCGCAAAACACCACCACCCCGAGGAGCACACAATGACTTCCATCGCCACCGACACGGCCACCTTCCCCAACGTCACCGTCAAGGGCGACACGGTCAAGGTCACCGGCCTCACCGCACTGAACGTCCGCGCGATCATCGAGTCCGGCCTCGACCTCCCGGTCCTCGACCTCGGCAAGACCACCGCGACCTTCACCGGCACCCCGGCCTCCGTCACCGCCGACATGGACGACGCGATCAAGACCCTCACCCGGCTCCACGGAGCCACCGGCCACCCGGTCGCCAGCCTCCACGCGGTCCGCCGCAAGCTGGTCCGCGCGATCCCGGCCTGACCGGTGCGTATCCGGCCGGGGGAGACCCCGGCCGGGTGCGGTCCGACCAGACCATCCACCACCCACAGAGGAGCACCCATGTTCAGCATCACCCAGGCCCAGGTCGACGAAGCCATCCAGGAGTCCGGCAGCGACGACGACGACGTCCGCGCCAGCTACTCCGGCCGCGCGATGTTCGGTCGCGGCTGCCTCGGCTACACCGGGACCTACCCCACCCAGTTCGCTTTCTGGCTGGCCGTCCAAATCGCCAAGGTCGACACCGGCAGCGAGAGCCCGGACTCCTACGAGATCGCCAACGCGCTGTCGGAGATGGAGGAGCCGCGCGTCGACTCGCTCGGCCGCGGCACGATCTACTACTGGCCCGAGATCACGGTCGAGGAGGACTGAACTCGTGGACCCCAACGCCGCGCTCGAAGAGATCCGGCTCCTCGCCGATAAGTCCGGCACGACGGACCTCGTCCCGGCCGAGTCCGACCGGCTGGCCGAGCTGATCGCCGGTCTCGACCGATGGCTCACGGGAGGAGGGTTCCTCCCGACCGACTGGGCACGCTGACCCGCCCGGTGGCCCTCCGGATCTCCCGGAGGGACCGCCGAGTCGGCCAGACCACCGACTGAACCACCCACCACAGAAAAGGATCACCACCATGTACGACCTCCTCGCCGCCCTCGCCCTCATCGCGACCGGCCCGAATCCCGCCCCGGCTCCGGCCGTCTCCCCGGTCTCGTGCGTCATGGAGACCACGCCCGGCCAGTTCGCTCCGTGCCCTCCCCCGATCGTGTCGACGAACGGTGACCAGATCGGCGGCGGCGCGAACAGCGAGCCGATCAACATGGGCGACCTGCCCCGGACCGGCCCCGACTACACGTACGAGCCGCCGACGTTCTTCGACGACGACACCGACGAGGAGGAGCCGACCGAGGAGCCCTCGGAGGAGCCCACCGACGGAGAGGAGCCCGCCCCCGCAGCCTGATTCTCGCTCTCCTCTGGCGCCCCCGCCCTCTGCTTACCGGCAGAGGGCGGGGGCGTTTGGCATATTCTGAGGCGGACCTGGGCCTGACAAACGAGGAGCAACGTGGACGTCCTGACCGTAATCCTGACCATCGTCGCGGTAGCGCGGCTCACCCGACTGGTGGTCGCCGACGCGATCACGTACCCGATCCGGGCGCGGATCGTGCTCTGGACCGGGGAGGAGTCCCGGCTCACCTATTTCGTGACGTGCTCCTGGTGCGTCTCGATCTGGCTGGGGGCCGGGGTAGCTGCGGCCGCATACTGGTTCGCCGACGACCGGTGGTGGCTGTACGTCGTCCTCGCGCTCGCCGCGTCCTACGTCGCCGGGGTCGCCAACCGGTGGCTCGACCCGGCCTGAACCCGCCCCACCCCCGAGTAGGAGATCCCGATGGCACCCGCAATCCGAGACGGCCGCAGCGATTCCCGAGCGGTCGTTCCTCGCCGCCGTCGGCCGGTCTCCGGCCCGGAGCCGGTCACCACGTTCTCGATGCTCCGGGCGGTTCAGCCGGACGGCGTCAGCGTCACGACGTACCCCATCGACCCCGCGGTGGCCCGAACCGACGGCGGCACACCGTACCTCCATCACGGCGCTCGGGGTCAATCGCTTACGGCCGCAGCGGAGGTGTTGACGGGCGGCAAGTTCGACGGCATCCGGAAGCTCCGCAAGCGGCGAGCACGGGCCGCGGAACGCTGGCAGGAGGAGGTGTGGCAGCTCCGGAACTCGATCGGTGAACTCCGGTTCGTTGGCGACCGGCAGGCCCGCGCGGTCTCCCAGTGCCGCCTCTACATCGGGAAGCGCACCGACAAGGCGACGTCGGAGCCGGAGCGCGTCACGGAGGGCGCCGCGCACGAGCTGTCCGAGATGCTGTTCGGCGACCAGGCTGCGGTGCAGCAGCAGCTATTCCGGTACGCGCAGCACATCGTGTTCTCCGGCGAGTCGTACTTCCACCTTCAGGAGCCGGAGGACAACCGGATCAAGTGGTCGGTCCACTCCTCCTCGGAGCTACTCGGCCAGAACTGGAACAACTACCAGCTCACGGATGGTGTGAAACCCGTGAAGCTGTACGAAGATCGGGACATCCTCCTCCGGTCGTGGACGCCGGACCCGAAGCTGTTCGCGCTCGCCGACGCGCCGGTCCGCGCGGTCCTCCCGGTCCTCCGCGAGCTGGAAGGTCTCACGAAGTACGTGTCGGCCCAGATCGACTCCCGGCTGGCCGGTTCCGGCATCCTCCTGATCTCCGATCGCGTCGAGTCGCTCATGAAGAAACCGGAGAACGCGCCGGACGACTACTCGTTCATCGACGAGCTGGTCGACTACATGATGGAGCCGTTGGAGGACCGCGGTGCTGCGGGCTCCGTCGTCCCGTTCGTCGCGAAGGTGCCGGGCGACGATCCGTCGAAGATGATGCACCACCTGACGTTTGACGGCCCGCTCGATCCTCACATGCACGAGCGCCGGGAGGAGGCGATCCGGCGGGTCGCGCTCGGCCTCGACTCTGATCCTTCGGTACTCCTCGGCATGGCCGACGCGAACCACTGGTCAGCGTGGTCGATCGACGAGTCCGAGGTGAAGCTCGGGGCCGCACCGATTCTCACGAACTTCTGCCACACGTGGACGTCGAAGGTGGTTCAGCACCTCCTCATGGCCGCGGGAGTCCCGGACTGGGAAGACCACCAGGTGTGGTTCGACACGTCGCCGCTGCGGCTCCGGCCTGACCGGTCGACGGACGCAAAGGAACTGGGCAACAACCTGATGCTGTCCGAGGAGCGGGTGCGTGCGGAGACCGGGTTTGACGAGTCCGATGCGCCGAAGCCGGAGGAGTGGAAGCGCCGCTACATCGCCGACCTGATCCGGTCTGATCCGGCGAACCTCGGCCCGATCCTGGGGAAGGAACTCGGGATCGACTGGCCGAAGCCGGAGACCCCGGCCGTCGAGGTACGCGGTCCGGCCACCCCGCCCGGCGTGCCGGGTCCGGACGAGAAGCCGGAGGACATCGCGCGGTCGGCGCCGGACACTCGTGAGAACCCGCCCCCCACCGACGATCCGAGCGAGAGGCCGCAGTGACCATCGTGATCGAACGCCCCGAGGAGCACGTGGAGGTCGACGGCATCGAGACCGTCGGCGCCGTCTGCTATCACGCCGTCGTGCGCGCGCTACAGTTCGCGGCCGTCCGGTCTCCCGCGACCGGCCGGTCGAACGGCCGGAACCTCGGGGTGCCAAAGCATCTGGTGCACACTCGGATCGTGCTCGGGGAGCCGGAGATCCGCGGGGCGTGGGACACCCTCGATCTGGTGCTGACCGGCGACACGACGGAGTACGCGCGAGTGTGCGAGGTGTACACGCGGCACATCATCGCCGAGCAGATCCCGCCGTCACGCCTCGTGCTGACCCGGCTCCTCGCGGAACATGCCCGACGTCCGGTCAGCTAGGCGCTCGCACGCCGTCCTCCTCCGCGCCGCTGAACGACGGATCGACGCGGCCGTCCTCGACGCAATCTCCGAGTGGCTCGGGGCCGTCCGGTTCCGGCTGCTGCACGATTCGCTGACCGCGGCGGGCTGGCCCCACGCGCCCTACATGATCGACGCCGCGCTCGAAGCGGCCTACGGGGAGTGGCAGAACCAGCTCGAAAACCAGGTGCTACCGAGCATCTCGATCGCGTTCGGTGAGGCATTCCAGTCGATCCGGAGGGCCGACCCGAAGTCGTCGTACCGGCCGCAACAGGAGTACATCGCCAGTGTTTCGGACCGGCTGCGGATTTGGCCGGCGGGTGCGTTCGAGGACATCCGGCCGGAGCTGATGGAAGCGTTCGAGGCCGCGGAGACGGTCGACGAGATGACGGACCGGATCGGCCGGGTGCTGAACATCGACGCGAAGTCGCGGAAGCTCCGCGCGCAGATCAACCACGTCGAGGAGCGGATCGCTGCGGAGGACGGCGATCTGGAAGCTCTCTACCGTCGGCGCCGGGACCTGTGGGAGCGTCACGACGAGTCGCTGAACGAGTGGCAGTGGAAGGCCCGCCGGATCGCGCGGACCGAGTCGCACGGCGCCGTGTCTGCTGGGATGCTCGCTGCCGCAGTCGAGGAGCAGGCCGCGGCCGGGGTCACCCTGTACAAGCGGTGGCTCTCGACGGAGGACCACCGGACCCGCGCCTCACACCGGGTCGCGGACGGCCAGACCGTTCCGCTCGACGGGCAGTTCCGGGTCGGCGGTGTCCTCCTCGATCATCCGGCCGACGCGGTCACGATCGCGCCGCACGAGGTGATCAATTGCCGCTGCACGATGCTGATCTACGACGGCGACGAGCTGCAGGACGAGTGGGAAGACCAAGGCGATCTGGGCACCATCGAGCCGGGCTCCGTCCGGTTCGGCACCGATGACGCGGACCGCGCCGACCTTGCGATCGCCGAGGTCGCGAAGCGCGAGGGCCGGGCAACACCGCAGGTCGGGCTACGCGGGGAGGATCTCGGGCAGGACGAGCCGCAGCCCTGGGAGCCAATCGATCCGACGGAGGAGCGTGAGCGGATCCCGTTGCCGGACGTCGGCCGCGCGTCGGAGGACCAGCTCACGTCGTACCTGTCCCGCGCTGACGAGACGGACAACCGACAGCTCTGGGAGAAAGCCGCGGAGGAGATGGCCCGCAGGCGTTCCGACGACGAGCAGGCGGAACTCGACGACCTCGCGGCGGCGAATGCGGAGCTGGAAGCGGCGCTCGATTCCGGAGATCCGGAGAGGATCAACCGGGCGGCGGACCGGATCACGGAGGTCGAACGGGAACGTGCTGTGCGGCGGTCAGATCCGGCGTCTCACCCGGAGGAGTGAGACTCGCGGCGTCGGGTGGTGGATACTCGATCTCGACGCCGACCGGAGGATCTCACCGTGAACAAGACGACCGCGCACCTCACCGCAGCCGGGATGGTCTACGACCTCGCGGACTTCTCGGACCCGAAGCTCGACGGCCCCACGGCCCTACAGGTCGATCGGATGGGCCGAGTCCGAGGGCATCTCGCAGCGTGGAACACGCCGCACATCGGCTACCCGCGGAAGCGGGTGGTGCCCCCGAAGTCGTTCACGAACTACGACCACTTCCACCAGGGCGTCGTCGAGACCCAGGATGGGGATCTCCCCGTCGGCGTGCTCACTCTCGGGACCGGCCACGCGGGGGAGGGCGACGCGCTCTCGGCTGCCGCGCACTACGACAACACGGGCACCGCGGTCGCAGTCGTCCGTGCAGGTGAGGACCAGCACGGGATCTGGCTGGCCGGTCGGCTCCTCCCCGGCACCGATTCCGAACGGAGGGACGAACTCCGACGCTCCGGTGTGTCTGGCGACTGGCGCGAGGTGCCCACGTCGAAGGGGCCGAACCTCGAACTCGTCGCCGCGCTCGCGGTGAACGTGCCCGGTTTCCCGATCCCCCGGACGGAGACCCTTGTCGCTGCCGGGTCGGAGCGGCCTACCGCGCTCGTCGCGGCGGGCATCGTCATGCCGCGGACCGGTCCGATCACCCGCGAGGAGATCGAGGAGGTGACCCTCGCGGCCGTCGAACGCGCGCAGCGGATTGTCGAGGAACGCCAGAGCATCCGCGCGTCCGGTCACGCGGAGCTTCAGGCGATCATCGAGAACCAGACGAAGGCCGAGGCCCGCGCTCTCGTCGCGTCTGCCGAGGCTGAGATCGTCGCTGCCCGCAGGGAGTCGATCGAGCGGGAGTTCCTGTCCATCCTCGCGGCTGGTGTCCCGAAGACGGACGACCAGAAGGCGGCGCCCCTCCGGCGGTACTGGACGAAGGGCAAGGGCCTGGCCCGGTGGGCGACGAACCCGCACCCGTACGACACGCTCGTCGCGCAGCTCGAACAGGAGATCAAGACCGGGATGACCCCGGACGACATCAAGGGCCTGGCGGCGAACTACTACCACGCCGTGTTCAAGCGGTGGCCGGGCAAGAAAAAGGGGAAGGCGACGAAGGCCGACGGCGCTCTTGTTGCGGCCGCAGAGAACTGGTACGCCGCGGACCGCACCGAGCCGCAGGCCGACGTCCCGGCTGACGCGCCGCGCGACGATGGGATGATCGCGCTGCTCCCCGCGCAGGCCGAGCAGATCGCGCTCCCCGGAGGAGATCCCGGCACGGAGCTGCACCTCACGCTCGCGTACTTCCCGGACGCGAGCCGCATGAACGCGGAGGAGCTGACCGGCACCGTTACCCGTGTCGCGATGGACCGCGACCGGATCGACGGCAGGCTGTCCGGCCGCGCGGAGATCGGTCGCGAGGAGATCTGCGCCGTGTGGCTGGTCGACGCTCCGGGGCTCTCCGAGTTCCGCGAGAAACTGCTGGCGGCACTCGGGGATCGGGCACCCAAGTCGGACTTCGACGGGTTCCTCCCGCACGTCACCGCAGGCAAGGGGCTACCGCTGACGGACCTCCCCGTCGGCGGCGAGGTCACGTTCGACCGGGTGCGGATCTCCGTGGGAGGCAGCCACACCGACATCCCGTTGGGGATCACGTCCGCGAACTTCGTGACCGGGGAGCTGACCTGAATGTGTAACTGCGACAAGCGCAAGGTGGTCATATTTCGGGTCGACTACCCCGACGGAACGTCGAAACCGTTCCTCACGGAGGAGGAGGCGCGGAAGGCGAAACAGAAGGTGGACGGCGCTCATTGGCGCCGGGTCGAGGTCTGAGGCGCTACAGTAGTCGCCAAGTGGGAGCACATCGCTGGCCTGGGGCCGGATGCCCGAAGTATCACGGCACCCGAGCATAGGAGACGGAGCGATGCCCGAGAACCTCAAAGATCTGCTGAAGGAACTCGTCGACGCCGCGCAGGCCGACGACGTCACGACCGACGAGCAGCGCCACGACGTCATCGCAAAGATGCTGGAAGGCAAGGACCGCGAGACGGTCGACGCTCTTCAGAACGAGGCGATCGCGCAGTACTCCGCACTCGACGCGAGTGATCCCTCCGACGACACCGGCCTCACCGGCCTGAAGGTGCTCGTCCAGACCATGAAGGTCACCCGCGAGTTCCAGACCAAGTTCGCCGACGCGGACGAGGCGAAGCGGGCTCTCCGCGAGGCCCTCGCCAAGGACGTCGAGGACATCAAGGCGGCGCAGCCCGCCGCGGAGAAGTCCGGCGAGGAGCAGAAGCCGGACGAGACCAAGGACGGTGGCGAGGCCAAGGGCGCCGAGACCACCAGTGCCGAGGGTGAGAAGACCCCGGAGGCCGGTGAGCCCGGCGGTGGCGAGACCAGCGGTGCGGAGAGCGCCCCCGAGGGCGGTAACGGCGGTGCCGGTGCAGAGACCGGCGCGGAGGCAGGAGCAGACATGGTCGTCGCGTCGGGCAAGGCGAAGTTCTCCCTCGACTCGATCCCGAAGGGCGGCGGCTCCGGCAAGCCCAAGGAGACCCTCCGGCCGGAGGACGCCAAGCCGGGCGTCGAGATCCTCGTCGCCTCCGGTGTCCGCGACCACGAGGGCGGCGACAAGCTGCCGGACCTGAAGTCGATTGCGGCAGCAGCCCAGTCCCGGATCAACTCGTTCCCGCGTGGTGCGCGTGGCGCGATCATGAAGGGCGACGTCGCGTCGTTCCACATCCCGTTCGACAAGGAACTGGTGGCCTCCGCGCACGATGCGCAGGACGTCATCGACCGTGCGGGAGACGTCAACGGCCGCTTCGGCAGTGGCAAGGCGCTGGTCGCGGCCGGTGGTTGGTGCGCCCCGTCGACCACCCTGTACGACATCCCGCAGTCGTTCACCGACGCCTCGGCCGGTCTGGTCGACGTCGCGGAGATCCAGGTGACCCGAGGCGGTGTCCGGTTCCGTCCGGCCCCCGACTTCGGCGCCATCTACGGCTCCGGCAAGGTCGGCCAGGTTCAGACCGAAGCCGAAGCAGGCTCGGCCGATCCGGAGGACTACACCAAGTCGTTCTTCCGGATCCCGTGCGACGACTTCGATGACCACCGGGCCGACGTGATCTACACCGGTATCGAGGCGGGCATCCTTCAGAACCACGCCTACCCGGAGCAGACCGAGGCGTACGTCTCGGAGGTCATCGCAGCTCACGCTCACCGCGTGAACGCGGAGACCCTCCTCCGGATGGAGGCCGATTCGACGCCGCTGAACCTCTCGACCGCATTCGGTCCCGGCGCCGCCGGTTCCATCAACGCGCTCGAATGGGTCATCGTCAACGAGCGGTACCGGCTCCGCGCGTCGGAGACCACCCTCCTCTCGGTGGTCCTGCCGATCCACTTCCAGGTCCAGATCCGCGCCGACATCGCGAATCGTGCTGGCGGCGCGAACATCATGGAGGTGACGAACGAGCAGATCAACGCCTGGTTCGCCGCCCGTGGTGCCCGCGTCCAGTGGGTCTACGACTGGCAAGACGCGCTCGTCACCGCCAACGGTGTCGGCGTGGGCTCCAACGTGATTGGCAACGCCTACCCGACCTCGGTCAAGGCGCTGGTCTACGCGGAGGGCACGTTCGTCCGTGGTCGCGGCGAGGTGATCAACCTCGAAGCGGTCTACGACTCGACGAACATCAAGGTCAACGACTTCCTCCGTCTGTTCATGGAGGAGCAGCTCCTCGTGGCGAAGCGCGCGTACCGCTCGCTGGTGGTTCAGCTGCCGACCGGCGCCTTCGGTGCCCTCGGCGAGCCGCGCCGCCTGAACGCGCAGGGCGCGATCGTTCCGGACCCGGTCACCCCCTGATCGGATAACCGAGCGACAGAGGACGTGATGGGCTCCCGGTGATGCACTCAGCGTCACCGGGAGCCCATTCCCATTTCGAGAGGAGACCCACCAAATGGTCGCTGTAGCAGCACGATCGTTCTTCGAGCGGTCGGAGATCCGGCTGACCCCGCCCGCCTTCACGCTGCTGTCGGCGGCGAGCCTCCCGACTCCGGGCGGGCCTCACTGGCAGAACGGGATCGAGTACGAGCTGCCCGTCGCTCCGGGCGCGCACGAGACGGAGATCGAATGCCTGGCGGCACCGGCCGATCCGGGCCGGTCGCTGTCCGAGGATGAGTTCGGTATCCCGTTCGCGGAGTCTGCCGCGTTCCGTGTGTGGGCCGGATTCTCGTGCAAGACCGTCGGGTTGACGCAGCAGCGTATCCGGCAGCGCGCGGACCAGAAGCTCGCGGTGTCCGAGACCCAGTTCGTAGAGAACCGGATCTGGGCGGCTGACGCGACGAACGCGGCCGAGGGGCCGTTCATCATGACCGAGGACACCCCAGTCCTGAACGGCGGCACGAAGGTTGCGCTGGACCGCGCCGTGGGGCTCCTCGAACGGGAGCTGTACGTGAAGTATGCGTCGGTCGGTGTGATCCACCTGCCGCGCGAGTTGGCGTCTGTGGCCGACCATCTGAGCGTGGTGAAGGCCGACGGCAACGTGATGCGGACCGCGCTCGGCACGCCGGTCGTGTTCGGGAACTACCCCAACCTCGGTCCGGCCGTCGGCGGGTCCGCGGCTCCGGCGTCCGGCCTCTGGGCTGCTGCCACCGGAGATCTCGTCGTGATCCGTGGCGCCGTCGACGTCGACTCGGACCGCACCCAGGCGTGGGTCGACGCGAAGACCAACACCGTGTACGGCATCGCCGAACGCCCCTACTCGGTGTCCTGGGACCAGTTCAGTACGGCGGTCCTCGTGGACGTCGTCGATGAGGAGGAGACCCCGTAATGCCCACCTTGATCCCCCGTGACTCTGAGTCGGCCGCGTACCTGGCGGCGAAGCTCCTCCGCGTCGCGAAGGCGTGGGGCCGGAAGCGTGAGGTGAAGACCGTCACCCACGGCGCCGCGCTCGCTTTCGTTGTGCCGGACGACATCTATCAGGAGGCGCTCGCCAACGAGCAGCGGTCGGTCGAGAACGTCGACGACGACGCGAAGCCCCCGGCCGACGTGCCCCCGGCCGACGGCGACGGCGACGTCGAGGACCAGTCCGAGGAGCCCGCGTCGGAGACCCCGGAGGCTCCCCTCGTCGGTGGCGAGCCCGTCATCGATACCGGCGCCGACGACCAGAACGCTGGTGACAGCGAGCAAGTCGCCGAGACCCCGATCCCGGAGCCGCCGGACCGGAACGACAAGACCGAGGACTGGGCCGCATACATGGCTGAGTACTTCGGAGTGAAGGACGCGGGGAAGATGACCCGCACGAAGTTGATCGCGGAGTACGACAGCCGTACGGGCACCGAGTAATCCGCGAGAGGTAACCGACTGCGGGATACACTCGCAGCAGACAAGCCGCTGGCCTGGGGCCGGGCGATCAATCCCCCAACCTGAAGGTGGTGGCTAGTCATGGCGAACGTTGCATGGCCCTCCGTCCGCGCGAAGATCATGCGGATCACTCGGCTCGACGACTGCGGTGTCCCCGCGTCGACGGGCACCAAGAACCAGATCGTGACTCCCGGTCTGGTGAAGGTCGACATCTCGGCCGAGTACGAAGACGGCACGGAGAACGCGCCGAAGAACGGTAACGACGACTTCTGCTGGGTCGAGCGGAACGAGGACAAGTTCAAGTACTTCAACCTCGGGATCCAGTTCTGCGACGTCGATCCGGAGGCGTACGAGATCGTCACGAAGAACCCGATCTGGACCGACGCGGCGGGTGACGCGACCGGTATCAAGATGGGCCGGTACGCCCGCGTCGAGGGCAACTTCGCTCTCGAAGTGTGGTCGGACATCCCCGGATCTGCCTGCGGCCCCAACGGGAAGCAGTGGGGCTACTGGCTGTGGCCGTTCATCGGTCCGGCCCGTCTCGACGAGCTGACCCTGAACAACGAGGCGGCAGAGTTCAATCTGTCGAACGCGATCACCAAGGACGGATCGGGCTGGGAAGACGGCCCGTACAACGTCGAGCTGAACGACGCGGAGCCCCCGGTCGCCGCGAAGCTCAACACCGCGCTCACCGCCGAGGACCACTTCGTGTTCTTCCGAACCAACGTGGCTCCTCCGACCAAGACGAATGGGGCAGTCGCCATCCCGGCCTGACCCACGAGACTCCCACGGTTCGCTGCCCGTGGGTGGTTACAGAGACCCGCCCCTCTCCGACCGAGGGGCGGGTCTCGCCGTCTGTGGGACACTCTCCGCATGGGAGAGATCATCTGGGAGATCATCGTCCCGCCTGGCATGAAGCCGGAGTGGGACGCCGCGTCGGACGCCGAGAGGGCCGCTGCGGAGGCGTGGGCGACGGAGGTGCTTCGCGCACTGACCGGTGGCGTGTTCGGCGTCGAGGAGATCTCCGTGCGGCCGGTCGACAACGGTCCGGCTCGGGGCAATACGTACGACGGCACCCTCGCGGTCCGCTACCCGTATGGGGGCTACGTGTCGTCGCGGCTGCACGATCCGGTCGGTGCCGCGTTCGGCCCGGTTCAGGAGATCGCGCTCATCGGCCCCATCCACTCGATCGAGTCGGTCATGGTCGACGGTCAGGTGCTCCCGTCCAGCGCGTACCGGGTGCGGAACCGTCGGTGGCTCCGAAGGGTTGACGGTTCCGGCTGGCCGACCCGTCAGGATCTCAACGCGGCGGACAACGCGGTCGGAGCGTTCACCGTCGTGTACCGGCGCGGGATCGAACCGTCGGATGCCGGGAAGCTCGCGGCCGGACGGCTCGCGGTTGAGGCTCTCCGCGACATGGCGGGCCAGTCCTGCGCTCTCCCTCGGGGTATCACGACGATCACGCGGGAGGGTGTGTCGATCTCCGTCGATCCTCGCGCGTTCTTCGAGGAGGGCATGACCGGCGTCGATGCGGTCGACCAGTGGATCCTCGCGGTCGGCAAGAGCCAACGCGCGCAGATCGTGAACCCGCAGCACCGGGCGGCGGTGAGGTTCTCGTGACCGGCTGCACGCCGTACGGGGTGGCGCACACCCTCCTCGCGCTCATGGTCGCCGAGCTGGCCGACACTGCTGCTGGGGTGCCCGCGATCCGGGCGGTGGAGCCGAAGCCGGTAGCGACGATGGAGGACTGCGACCAGGCGTGGACGTCGGTCGCCACGGTCGGCCCGTTCGGGGAGGACGCGGACGTCTCCCGCTGCGCGCTTCAGTACCTCGTAACGATCCACGCCGGGGTGTACCGGTGTTACCCGACGGCCGACCAGAACGCCCGCCCGGCCGAAGCTCTGATCAACTCGGCGGTCCGCGACAAGCTCGACGACATGGAAGCGATGCGCCGCGCGATCGTGAAGCTCGCCGAGGACCCGTACATCGGGGCCGTGAACATCGGTGCGTGGACTCCGCTGGGGCCGTTGGGTGCCCGGCACGGCGGCTACTGGCGGGTGCCGGTGGTCATGGACCTCGGGCAGTTCTCGTCAGCGGTGGTGCCGCGGCAGCCCGGAGATCCCCATGCCGCAGGGTGACCGGTCTACGATGCGTGCATGGCAGAGGTAACAGTTCGTGCAGCACAGCGGGTTCTCGGGCTCGCTCACGGTGACGAGGTTCGGATCACGGAGACCCCGAAGGTGAAGGGCCTGATCCGGTCCGGCGCCTTGGAGGTCGTGACGCGCCACAGGCGGTCGGGAGGCGGTTCCGGTACCTCCGGGTCGGATGACACCAGTTCATCCGGCTCCGGCGAGACTGGCGATGCCAGCGACACGCCCAACGGCGACGGAGACAACAAGCAGGAGTGATCGAGGATGGCGGACGTCACGATCTATGACGGGACGATCGACGCCACCCTCACCGCGCGCGGCGAAGTCTGGGGCCGGAAGGTCGGGCGCCGCGTGGTCAATGCAGCGAAGCGGAGGACGCCGGTCGACACTGGCGCCCTCCGCAACTCTCTCGAATACCTCGTCACCCCAATCCATGACGGGGTCGAGGTCACGATCGGTACGCCCCTGTTCTATGGGGAGTTCTTCCACACGGGCACCGGCATCTACGGGCCGACGGGCCAGCCGATCCGCCCAGTCACTCGGACCCGCCTGAAGTTTCAGGTGAAGGGCCGCGGCGGCGCGCGGTGGGTCTACGCGAAAGAGGTCCGCGGAATCGAGCGCAACCCGTTCCTCATCGACGCCCTGATCGAAGTCATGGGGGCCGTCGAGCGTCTACGATGACGTGCGTAACCACCCTCTGACCAGTGAAGGAATGAGTCAATTGGCTAACAGGACAGCAGCACCGCGGGCGAACGCGACCAAGGCGGAATGGGCAGAGTTCGTGCTCGCGGAGTACGGCGTCGACGTCGACCCGGATGACGGGGTGACCGAGGCCGAGGTGAAGGGCATGAAGCGGGACGACCTCCGCGAGCTGCACCGGATCCGCCAGGCTCAGGACTCTGACGATCTCCAAACCCTCGGCGGCGACGAAGATCCGGACGACGAGGAGGAGCTGAAGGCCCGCCGCGCGTGGATGGCCGACCAGGCTCCTCCGTCGCTCGACGACGTGCCCGAAGAGCTTCAGTTCTCGACCGATACCGGCGAGCGCCGCGCGGCCGAGAAGATCGCGTTCGCCATGGACGGGATGCCGTTCTGGCTGTACCGGCCGTCGGATACCGCGATGTACATGTTCGGGTCACAGCTCGTGTCGTCGAATGCGTCGACCCGGCTGAACGCGATGATGCAGCTCACGAACCTCGCGCTCGACGACGGCGGGGTCATGTACCTGCAAGACCGGATCTCCTCGCGGGACAACTCGTTCGAGGACGGGGTGATCGGCGAGATCGTGGCGACGATCCTCCTCACGTGGGGCGAGAAAGCGTCGGCCGACAAGTTCCAGCAGGTCCAGCAGGCGTCGAAGGGTAACCGGCAGCAGCGTCGTGCCGCTGAGCGAGCCAAGGCAAAGACCAAGGGGAAGTCGCGCCGTTGATCATCGGCCCTCCCTGGGTAGAGCCCGCACGGGCTTGGTCGATCGACGGTGTGGTCATCGAGGTGATCATGCCGACGACGCCAGAGTTCGTGCGGGCTCTACTCGTATCTGAGCAGAGCGATGCGTCGGGCCTCGCCGTCGTCGCCGCGTTCTGCGGCATGGACTCCTGGCCTGCGCTCGCGGAGATCCTCCTCCCGACGGAGACTGGCCTCACGTTCGGGCGGCTCCACCGGATCGCTGACCGGCTCGTCGAGACGCAGCTCGGGCTCACCCGCTGGCGGGCGCAACGACTGTGGGAGCAGGCCGTTGGCATGTGGTCTGAGCTGGAAGGCGAGCTGCTCCTCTCCGGTCTCGACCTCCTCGCGCTCGACCCGCGGCAGGCGACCAACGTGGTGTTCGCGCAGCTTCGGAAATGGATCTCGGACGCCGACGAGCGCAAGAAGTGGTACCGGGACCTCGACAAGGAACCGACACGCGAGATCCGCCGCCTGATCGAGGAGGAGGTGCCGGACGAGATCCCCGGTCAGTTCGACCAGATGATGGCGATGAACGAGCGCCGGAAGCGGTCCGGCCAGCCGAAACCCGCGGAGCCCAACTCATCCGACACTGGCTCGAAGATCGTGATGCCGTAGCTGGGGCAGTACTCTGACGGTCGCAAGGTGTCAAGGCGACCGGGAGGTACAACGCGGTGACGAGTCCCGGTGGCGAGTTCGCCAACGCGAGAGTCAAGGCCCAGCTCGACTGGTCGAACATCTCCGGAGAGATGCGCGCCCGCCTGATCCGGGAGACGGCGATCGCGGAGCGCGCGGTTCGGAAGAACTTCGCTCGGATGGAACGCGGCGCCAAGGACTCGTTCAACCGGATGGCGGCGAAGTACGACGACACGATGCAGCGGATGACCCGCCGCACAACGGCGTCGGTCACGCTGATCGAGCGCAAGTTCTCCCGGCTCGACGGCCGTCAGATCTCGGTGCAGCTCGGCGTCGATACCTCCGTCGCGATGCGCGAGGTCCGGCTGGTTCAGCGGCAGATGCAGACGTGGCTCAACCAGAACCCGCTCACCGTCTCGCTGAAGGTCGACGCGACCCGCGCGCTGACGGACCTCCGGCGGGTCCACGGTCAGGCGCAGGCATGGCTCAACGGGAACCCGTTGGAGATCCGGACGCGCGTCGACCGCTCGATCATCCGTCTCTTCGGCGGCAACGGTCTTGGCGGGGGTGGCGGCGGTAAGAGCATCCTTGGGACCTTCGCCGGAATCGCCTCGGGCGTGGGCAGTGCGATCGGGGTGCTCGGTAAGTTCGCCGGTATCGCCGGGCTCGCGACCGTCGCCGTTGCCGGGATGATGCCCGCGGTCGCCGCGCTCGGTGCAGCGATGGGCGGTGCGCTCGTCGCCGGAGCCGGTGCCGGTATCGCCGCGATCGCTGCGATGGGCCTCGCGGTCGCCACGATCAAGACCGCATTCTCGGGCCTCGACGAGGTGTTCAAGGTCGCGTTCGATCCGGAGAAAGTCGCGGAATATGAAGCGGCACTTGCGAAGCTACCGCCACACACGCGCTCGATGGTGCAGTCGGTCAAGGCGATCGGCGACACCTGGAAAGCCGAAGTCGTTCCGGCAGTACAGGAATCACTGTTCGCCGGTATCGGCCCCCAGATCGACGGTATCCGGAAGCAGTACATCGGGCCGATGCGTGACTCGATGGTCACCGTCGCCGACGGGTTCAACGAGGGCGCGATCTCGGCGCTGAAGTTCCTCAACTCGACGCGCGGGCTCTCCGTCACCCGGCAGCTCCTCGGGAACACCTCGAACATGTCCGCCAACCTCGGCGCGTCGCTGGGCAACCTGGTGCCCGGACTCGTCGCGATCGGTACGTCGGCGACCGGCGTGTTTGGCGGTCTCACCGACGGATTGGGCAGCGCGACCCGTGGGTTCTCCGACATGCTCCTCCGCGCGCAGGAGTCCGGCCGGATGGACACGTTCTTCCAGAACGGGATCGCCGCGCTCCGAGAGCTATGGGGCCTGCTGTCCGAGGTCGGGGTCCTCTTCGGCCACGTGTTCTCCGCGGCTGGTGCGGCCGCAGGCGAGGGAATGCTCGCCGGGTGGACTGCCAGGCTGGCCGAGATCAACCAGTGGCTCTCCGGCGAAGGTGGGCAGGCGCTCACGACGTTCTTCTCGTCGATGCAGGCGGGCCTCGGCGCCGCGCTGCCGGTGATCCTTCAGATTGCGGGTGTCATCGGATCGGTGGTGGCACCAGCCATCGCGGGTCTCCTCGTGCAGATCGGCCCGTCGATTGGCACTCTGGTCTCCTCCCTCGGGGAGGGCCTCGCGAATATCGCTCCGGCCATGCAGCCGCTCGGTGCGGCGATCTCCTCGATCGCGACCGCGCTCGGCCCCGTGATGCCCGTGCTCGGCACGCTGATCGCGACGGTCATGCAGATCGCGGGACCGATCGTGTCCGCGCTCGCGCAGGCTCTCGGCCCCGTGCTGGTCACAATCGGCCAGCAGATGATCTCGGTGTTCCAGGCCATCCAGCCTGCGGTAGCACCGATCTCCGGACTGATCGTTGCGCTCGGCCCGGTCATCGGGCAGCTCGCGGAGATCCTCGGCGGACTCCTCGTCGGCGCGCTGAACGTGGCCGTGCCACTGATCTCCGGCCTGGCGATGGCGATGACCGCGGCGCTCCCCGCGGTGACCGGCCTGCTTCAGATGCTCCAACCGCTGGCGCCTATCATCGGTGGGCTCGCGGCTGTCGTCGGCGCACTAGTGCTGGGGTTCAAGGCATTCCAGGCCGTCGTCGCTATCATCAACGCGATCCGCACCGCGTGGATGATCCTGTCGCTGGCGTTCTCCCTAAGCCCCATCGGCATGGTCATCACCCTGATCGCCGGACTCGTCGCCGCACTGGTTCTGTTCTTCACGAAAACGGAGACCGGAAAGAAACTGTGGGACACGATTTGGAACGCGATAAAGGTCGCGTTCGACGCCGTCGTGTCCGGGATAAAGACCGGAATCAACTGGCTCGTTCAGGCATTCCAGCTGTGGTGGTCGCACGTCCAAACCGTCGCGAACGCATTCATCGGCGCGTGGCAGAAGGTGTGGGGCTGGATCTCCGGGTTCTTCTCCAATCTCGTTACGGGATTTGGCATCCTGCGCGATCGGGTCGTGCAGGCGGTCACCGATCTGTGGAACCGGGCGACCGAGTTCTTCCGAAACGGAATCGACCGAGTCGTCGGATTCGTGACCGGACTCCGGCAGCGGATAATCGACACCCTGAAGGGCGCCGGTAAATGGCTGGTCGACGCCGGTAAGAATATTATCGGCGGGCTGATCGACGGCATTAAGTCGATGATGGCGTCGCTCGGTAATGCGATCCTGAATATCTTCCCCGGCCCGATCAAGCGGTTCGTGAAGTCGGCCCTCGGCCTCGCCGACGGCGGGCTCGTCGGCATGGCCGTCGGCGGGATGGTCCCGGCGCGGGACTCCGCAGCGCACCAGCGGCTCGTGCTGAAGATGCGGAGCGGTGGGAAGGTCCACGGCCCAGGGGGTCCGAGGGAGGACAAGATCCCGGCGATGCTGTCGGCCGGGGAGTTCGTCGTGCCCGCGCACGCGGTCACGTCGCTGACCCTCCCGATCCTCGAAGCGATGCGCGCCGGGTACCTCCCCGCGATGCTGCCCGGATTCGCTGACGGTGGGCGTGTCCCCTACGGCCTGCCCCTCGGGTCGAGCGGCCCGATCACGGAGCCGTGGGTGCAGGAGCTGGAACGCCAGTTCGGTTTGAAGGCCAGCACTTACGCAGGTCACCAGGAGAAAGACGGGAAGAACAAGGGCATCGACTGGTCGGGTCCGGTGCCGAACATGCAGCGATTCGCGGAGTACCTCCGTGACCGTCGCGGCGATCTCGAACAGGTGATCTGGATGAACCCGGAGACCGGCGAGAAGATCGGTGTCGCCGACGGCCAGATGGTCGGCCCCGGAACGTCTCAGCCGGGTTACTACAACGCCGACTGGGCGGGTCACCAGGATCACGTCCACACGCGGCAGAGCTACTCGATCGGTGGGTCCGGCCCGGCCGGGTCCGGTATCGACGACGGTTCGTCGTCGCCGAGCCTGACCGGCGGTAGCAGCGGCGGCACGCCGATCGGGTCGGGGATCTCCTCCGGCGCGGGTTCGGCCGGTAGCGCGTCGTGGGGCAACTCCGGTGGTGCGTCTCGGTTCAACTCGGCGAGCGACGCGAAGGCTGGCGGGGTCCAGCCGGTGTGGGTCGAGAACTGGCCTGCGTCGATGGGTGGCTCCGGTGGAGGTACTCCCTCGCTGGGGTCGGATACGTCCGGGAGCGTCGATCTGACGGGCAGTGGCAGCGGGTCTGCTCCTGCCTCGGAGGACACGATCCCGCTGAAAAAGAACCCGGACGGCACCTACTCGTCGACGGACCCCGAGTGGGACAAGCTCATCCAGCGTGAGTCGGGTGGCCGGGCCGACCGCAAGCAGGAGATCATCGACGCCAACAGCGGAGGCAACGAGGCGTCCGGTCTGTTCCAGATCGCGAAGGGCACCTGGGCGGCGAACGGCGGCACGAAGTTTGCACCGACCGCGGGTGAGGCGACCCCGGAGGAGCAGGCGATCGTCGCGGCTCGGATCTTCAACAAGTCCGGCGGGCAGCCCTGGGGTGCAGGCATGTCCGGCCGCGAGTCCAACGAGAAGCTGAAGGCGGGCATCCAGCGCAAGGGAACCGGCGGCGGCTCCGGTGCGGCTCCGTCGCTCGTGCCTCCGGGTGCGGGTGGTGGCGACGGCGCGTCGCTCGGTGGGATCACCAGCGAGGTCGCGACCGCCGAGGAGAACCTCCGGCTCGCTCAGCAGAAACTCACCGAGGCCGAGGCCAAGGTGATCGACGCGAAGACGGAGAAGGCCCGGCAGAAGCAGCGCGAGGCCAAGGACCGCGCGATCGAGACGGCCCGCCGCGGTGTCGATGATGCCCAGCGGAAGCTCGACACGGCGCGCGCCGGGTCCGGGATCGCTGCCCCCGGCGAGGATGCGACGGGTGAGCAGAAGGCGCAGGCGGCGGTCGCGCGTGCGCAGCAGGCCCACCGGAAGGCGACCGACAAGGTCGCGGCTGCCGAGGCCCGGTTGACGCAGGTCCGGAACGATCCACGCTCTGATCCGTCCGATGTGATGGCTGCCGAGAACGCTCTCTCGCGGGCTCGTCGTGCCGCGGAGGAGGCGGCGGACAAGGTCCGGGCCGCGGAGGGCAAGGTGTCCGAGGCCCGGAAGAAAGACTCGGCGGCAGCAGCCAAGTCGGCCAAGGAGCTGCGCGAGATGCGGGAGCGCGGTGAGCGTCCGCTGACCGACGAGCAGAAGGAATCGCAGGATCTCCGGATGTCGCAGCTCACGTCGTGGCGCGGTGCCGGTGGTGCGGCCGAGGTGCCGGAGGACATGAAGAACCGACCGGCCTGGGCTGATATGCCGTACGGCGTCGACCGAGCTAACGCCTGGCTGGCAGACCAGGATTGGGGCAAGGCCGGGATGGACATCGGTCTGTCGGCGGTGAGCGAGACGTTCGGTGGGTTCCTCGAACCGTTCGGGTTGTCCGGCCTGTTCGATAAGGGGATGGAGCGGCTGACGAAGTATCTCGAATACAACCGGGTGACCCCGGCCGAGGTGAAGTTCGCCGATCAGGTCACGTTCCAGGGGATGGATCCGAACAAGGCGAGGACGAAGGTGACCGAGGGTATGACCGCAGCGACCGAGACGTACAGGCAGGGATGACGATGACGAATTGTCCTGGGATTCACGATGATCGGAGGACCGCACAGTTGATCCTCCGGGATAAGTACAACCAGCGCGAGTTGATCGTCATCGACATCCTGCCGAAGGACGGGCTCCGCGCGGGTCAGAACGGGATCACGCTCGGCACCGGACTGGAAGGTCTCTACCGGGTGCCGGTCGAGCTACCGATCGAGCAGTGGGCGTACGAGGACGGCGCCACCGTCTCGGAGCTACCGCGGAAAAAGGAACGGCGCCCGAAGATCACGCTCCTCACCCGTGGCCGGAGCTACGCGGACTGGGAACGGGTGGAGGAGCTGCTGTGGTCGGTGCTCTCGACGAAGTGGGATTGCTGGCTGCGCCTGTTCCGGCCGGACGGTTCATGGCGTGAGCTGCGCGTCCGGCTGCTGCACGAGCCGCCGGACAAGACCGACACGATCTATGGCCGGTACACCCGGTTCGAGTGGGAGGGAATCGAACTGCTCTCCTGGGATCCGTTCTGGTACTCGAAGCCGTACCGGTATGCGTTCACCCGCGACGACCAGGGTGACGGCACCCCGTACATGACCCCGATCGGCGGCGGGAAGTACCAGATCGACGTGCCGGTCACGAACCCGACGGACGAGTACGGGTGGATGGAGTGGTCCTCCGGGAACCTCACCAACACTGCTGAGACGTGGTCGTTTCAGGACGGCGAAGCGACGACCGCGGGGCAGCCGAACATGATCCCGGTCGGCCCTCTGTCCGGCTCGAACAAGACGTTCTGGCTCCGCACCGATCCGAGTGTGCCGCAGCTCTGGGTGCGGGACCTCGGTCAGGACTGGGCCTACATGCGGTCGAAGACGTTCACGCAGCCGCTCCGGCCAAATACCCCGAAGCCCCGAACTGTTCGGGTCGAGCTACAGGGTGGCGTGCCGACGTCGAGGATGATGCTGACGATCCCGCGACGGTGGGACCGGCCGATCGGTGGGGAGCTACCGATTGTCGCTGAGATCGAAGGGGTGCCCGCGTGAGTGTGACCGCAGAGCTGATCGACATCCGGGAGGAGTTGGAGCGGTCGTGGATTGACTGGCTCGCCAACGTGCGGCGCCGCCCCGACGTCGACCTGTACGACAAGAACTGGGAGGACTACATCCCGGTGTTCAACGAGACCGAGTGCAAGGTCTCCCGGAAGCTGAACGAGACGGGGGAGGGCAACCTCCGGATCTTCGGGAACGAAGCTGTCCGTTCGTATGTCGTCGACGAGCTGGGGCTGTGGGAGGATCTCCACGTTCGGCTCCGGCACGGTCTCGTCGAGTGGACGGGCAAGGTCACGAAGGTGATCGACGAGTGCGACGACGAGGGGTTCGAGTACATCGAACTAAAGATCGTCCACGAGTTCGAGCACACGAAAAAGATTGTGTGCTTTAGCAATCCGTTCCTCCCGGCCGAGCTTCAGTGGCCGAAGATCTGGGCCTACGCGGGACCGTCGCAGTTCGGGATCACCGCCCTGTTGTTCATGAACCTCATGCGCCGGTTCGCTCTGCCGTGGACGTTCTCGGACAACCTGTTCAACCCGGCGACGTGGCTGGCGAACTTCAATCCGGCGAACTGGCCGATAGTCCCGGTGCCCAAACCGTTGCTGACGGACACGTCGATGTGGTGCATCCTCGCGACCCGGTTCGGCAACTTCTACGACGTGGTCCTCCCCACACTGAAGGACGCCGGACTGCACCTCGACGTCTATCGATGGTTCCCCGGAATGCCCCAGCCCGCACCAGGTTTCTACACGCTCAACAAGCCGACGCTGGTCATGGACGTGAAGAACAAGAGCGGGTACCGCGGCCCGACCGGGACGCTCCTCGACGGCGCTGCGACGTTCATCGCGCAGGTCGCGGAGGATCTGATCAACGAGGTCGGCACGCAGATCTCGTACACCCCGTCGCCGGAGTACTCGGTGGCCGGGTTCCTCGGCACCACTCGGGAGAACCCGTGGGTGGTGTTCAGAGACCCGCGGAACACGTACGGCCGCGGCGGTGTCGAGAAGTACCGGATGATCGTGAACAAGGCCACGGCCTCGACGATCGTGACCGGAGGGCACTCTCCGGAGTGGGTGAACGCCGGGATCAAGCTGCTTATGAATGCGGCCCTGGGATACCTGGGGATGCTGATAGGCAACCCGGCCCTCGGGCTGGGCATATTCGAGGGTCAGGTCGAGAACGTCATCCTCGCGTTCCACCGGGTGCATAACCCGATCGCGGCGCAGAAGATGGGCGCGCAGGGCCCACCGTTCGGTGAGTACTGGGAGAGTTCCGGCGCGACCGGCGCGTCTTTCTCGGCGCTGCAAGCCATCCGAGTGGGGTTCTTCCGAGCCCGCGCGTACCGCGTGTTCGAGGTCACGGTCCGGCCGGGGCGCCCCTACTACCCTGGCGCGCACTTCGACATCGGCGATCGGGTGTCTGCGGAGATCGGGAAGACCCGAGTGATCTATACCGATTACTGCTACTCGATCGACACGTCGTGGTCCCGGACCTCGGACCCGGTCGACGTCGTGATGATCGGTGACGGCTCCGTGGAGGACACGCCGGGCGCGATCCTGTCGCGGCAGATCGCGATGATCAAGGACTTCACTCAGGCGATCGGTGTGTCGTCGTGATCGTGGGACACTCGTCGGGTAACCACCACCGAGGAGGAGCACATGGCACGTCGTAGAGATCCCCGCCTGAAGGGCGCGATCCGGGATCGGAAGTCGGGGGTGATGCTCGGCCGGACGGGGCCGCACCCGTTGATCGAGCTGTTCACCGCGATCCCGAACAACTCGGCCGATCACCCCGAAGCTGATCTGCCGCCATTCAATCCGCCGGATGAGCTGAAGCAGCTCCTCGGTATCCACATCTTCGACAACCTGTATCCCGGTCTACCTGCACCGTTGGAGCCGGGCCAGACGTGGTGGCTGTTCCGTGACGCGGAGGGCACCCAGCCGGAGGTCGACGAGCGTGGGGTCCACCGTCGCGTCGACGCCTCGAAGTATCGGCTGGTGAACCCGACAGGCCAGGATCTCCCGATGGGTGGTGCTGGCGAGTTCTGGCTGCCGTGGACGGCGAAGGTCGACGCGGAGCCGCGGCGCCGGTCCCGGACGGCTGTCGACCACGACGGGCTGCCGGACGTCGACAAGTACACCGACGCCCAGATCGAGGCCCTCGAACTGCAACTGGCTCAGCTGAAGCAGGACCGGCTCGTGTCGGAGCAGCTCGACGCGAAGGTGGTGCCGCCGCCGGAGTGGGCGACGTACCGGCAGCGGAACAAGGACCGGCTCCGGAAGCGGACGCAGGACCCTGAGCCGGAGGTGCCGGAGGAGTGACCTCACCCGATTACCTGGCTCCCGAGAAGGCGTACTCGGCGACGACGATTACGGGCCTTCAGGACGTCGACCCCAACAACCCTGGGGGCGCTAACAACTCGGACATGATGGACCAGTTGGAGCAGGTCCGGAGCAACCTGTTTCTGACTCTCCTCGGCGGGTTCACGAGCGTGCCGTCGGCGGTGACTACCGCGGTGAACGCGATCATCTCAGCGATCACAGGGTTGCTCGACGGAGGGCTCCCGGATCTCTCCCAGTTCTTCGACAACCTGGGTGGGCAGCTCGAAGCGATCGAGGAGTCGATCGCGGATCTCGAAGCGATTGCCCCGTCGACACCGTCGACCCCGGCGTACGTGGCGGACATCAACGACATGGCGACGTGCTCCCGCGACGACCTGTATGAGTACTACCAGTCGGGCACCTCGGAGAGCCCCAGCGTGTCGATGAGGGCCGCGAAGTACACACCCGCCAAGGTGACGTTCAACTCCGTTGCGCCCGTCGACTACACGCCGATCGTCGTCGACCGCAGGGGGCTCCCGAAGAAACTCCGCTGGCGCGTCGGCAACGACACCAGCCTGTTCGGTATCGACGCCTACTACATGGCCCTGTGCATCCTGAACCCGGCGAACGGGAACATCGAGAAAGCCTGGGACTCGGGCAATATCAAGGACGGAGTGGCGAACACGACCACGCTGACCGAGGTCGGTGTCGCGCTGACCGGTATCACCCAGCTCGTGACTCCCGGCCAGATCTTGTTCATCGCTCACCAGCAGATCGCTCCCGGCCTCGCGCAGGGTGCCCGCTCGTTCGCGTGCAAGCCCCAGCCGGGCGGCGCGGCGCGGCCGGGCCAGCTCCTCGACGCCTGGCACTACCGGACTCCGGGGAACCACGGCTCGATCCCGTCCTCGGTGTCGTTCGCGTCGCTCGAACGGCGGAATAACTGCATCCCTTGGGGTGCGATCGAAGTAGACACGACGGTCACGGAGGCCCCCTGATGGTGTTCCAGTCACAGATCACCGCCGAGCACGTCGGCGAGCTGCACGACAAAGGCGAGGGCCACCAGATGTGGGAGCTACTCGACGGATCGGTGGTCATCCGCAGCGGCCGACCCGCCGACGGCCGGTACCTGATCCCGTACGACGCCACGTGGTTCGCTCAGTGGGACGGCGATTGGGAAGCCGGGGCAGCCCAGCTCCGGGAGATCCACGAGAGGATGGACCTATGACCTCGACGTGGCGCGGAGACGCGGACGTCCGGAACCTCACGGTGTACGCCGGGGAGGACGCGGACATCTCCGGGAAGCTCCGACAGGCGGTGCTCAACGAGGACGGCCGGATTGTTCGGTATGAACCGTGGGAGCCGGGCGAGGACGCCGAGGTGTTCTTCCGAGTGTTCCGCGACGTCGGTGACGGTGGGACGCTCGACATTCCGGTGACGGTCACGGGCTCCGAGTTCGCGGTCCACATCGAGACGACGGTGCTGGACACGTTCGCGGAGGGTGTGGCGTTCTGGCTGTACGTCGCGACGCCGGACACGTCGGCCGGTAACCCGAAGGTCGCGACCGTGGGGAGGGTGACCCGTGTCGACCCCAACTGACTGGGCAGACCGCCACATTCAGATCACGGTGCCCCGCACCAACGTGTCGGTCGTCGACGCGCCGGTCGCGGCCGGAGGGCACCAGCTCGTCGTGCTGCCCGGTCCGGCCGGTCGCGGGTTCGAGCCCGCCGGGTACGTCGATGCGTACGAGGATCTCCCCACCCTCGGGCCGAACGATGCGGGGCAGTCGTACATCGTTGGCGCCGAGGGGCTCGTCTACACCTGGAACGGCACCGCGTGGCCGGACGAGGCCGACGGCTGGACGATCAAGGGCTCGAAGGGTGACGACGGCCGGGGCATCGCCTCAATCGCTGCTGACGGCTCCAACTTCGTCGTGACCTATACCGACGCGACCACGACCGCGGTCGCCGTTCCTGCGCTCGCTCAGGCTGTGGCAGCAGCGGTCGCGGCGCGGGTCGCGGCCGAGGCGGCGGCGACCGGCGCGGAGGAGGCCGAGAGCAACGCGGAGGCGAATGTGACGGTCGCGGCCGGTCACGCGCTGACCGCGTCGACCCGCGCTGGGGAAGCGGAGGCGGCGGCTGCCGCTGCGGCCGCGAGCGCGGAGGAGGCCGAGGACATCATCACCTCGGGCATCCCGAACGCGACCGACACGGTGAAGGGCGGTATCCGGCTGGCCGGTGATCTCGCCGGTACGTGGGATGCGCCGGAGGTGCCGGGCCTGGACTCGAAGGTCGACACGGGAGACGCGCGGCTGTCGGATGCTCGGCGGCTCCGAACCGTTGACCTGACGACCGCGACGGCTGCCGGTACCGCGGCGAAGACGGTGACCGGGGCGGCGGTGGTGCCGTCGGCCGGTGACTTCGTCCGGCTGACCCTGACGTCCGGCTCCTCGATCGGTGCGCCCACGCTTGCGGTGAACGGTGGTACGGCGTACCCGATCCGGGTGGGGAACCTCTCGAACCCGCCGTCGACGGCCGTCTCGTTCACGGCCAACGGCATCATGATCCTGTACTTCGACGGCGCGGTGTACCACCTCGTGAACGAGCCGCAGCCTATGTCGGAGATCTCCGACGCGGAGATCACGGCCGGAACGGCTACCACCCCACGCCTGTTCAGCGGCCGACGTGCGGCGACGGTCATCGCGACGGCGCGGTCCGGCGTCGAGCTGGCAGCGAACAAGGGCCAGGCCAACGGGTATCCGTCGCTCGACGCGGGCGGGAAGGTCCCGATCTCCCAGCTCCCCTCCTCGATCATGGAGTACAAGGGCGTCTGGAACGCGGCGACGAACACGCCTGCCCTCTCGAACGGGACGGGTGACACGGGCGACGTGTATCGCGTCACGGCTGCTGGCACTCGCGATCTGGGGTCCGGAGCCATCGAGTTCGCGGTCGGCGACTACGCGGTGTACAACGCGGCCGGGCAGTGGGAGAAGTCGGACACGACGGATGCGGTCACCTCGGTTGCCGGGCTGATCGGTGTGATCACCGCGGCGGCTCTCCGCACCGCGCTCGGGATCGACACGATCGAGACGAACGTGGCGGCGAAGGCGGCGGCGGCTCGGCTGATCTCTACCGGCACCGGCCTGTCCGGCGGCGGGGACCTCACCGCGGACCGGACCCTCTCGGTGCTGTACGGCACGACGGCGGGAACAGCCGCGCAGGGCAACGACTCCCGGCTCTCGAACACGCGCACGCCGACGGACAACACGGTGTCGACGGTGAAGCTGGTCGACGGATCGGTGACGGTCGCGAAGCTGGCGCAGGAGGTGATTGACGGGATTCAGTCGATGATCAACTCGTCCCTCGGCGCCGCGCAGAGGATCACGGTGAACGCGCAGGCCGGGGCGTACACGCTCGTCCTCGCGGATGCGAATAAGGCGGTGGAGATCGACTCGGCGACGGCCGTGAATCTGACTGTGCCAGCAGACGCGACGGTGGACTTCCCGATCGGCACGGTGATCGAGGTCGACCAGATCGGTGCGGGGAAGGTGTCGATCGTCGGCGTCTCGGGTGTGACCGTGAAGCCGGACGTCGTGGTCCCGACGACCCGTGCTCAGTGGTCGGCCGTGGTCCTCCGGAAGCGAGCCGCGAACTACTGGGTCGTGACCGGAGATCTGGTGTAGCGATGGTCCTCCCCAATGCGCGGTTCCGGACGACCCGGTGGAAAGACCAGCCGCCGCTCGGGTTCGTCCAGGCCAACGGTGTCGCCGGGTCCAACCAACAGCCGAGTCTCGTAATGAATCTGGTGGGCGGGACCGGAGCAAAGCTGATCATCGGGACGGCGTCGAACACGTACGGCAGCCTCGGCGTCACGATGGACGGGGTCGCGCTCACCCCGTACGGGTTCGTGTCCTCGACCCGTATCCACCAGCTCTTCGTGCTCGACTCCCCGGCCGGTGAGCATACGTTCGTCGTCGACGGCGGCGGCTCATGGGAAACGATGATCGTCGCCGAGTACCAAGGCGTTACGTCGGTCGGCCCGTACACGTCGAAGGTGTCCAGCTCGCAGGTGGCGACGCACACGCCGGACGGCGCCGGGAGCCTCGCGGTCGCGCTCGTCGCTGGTGTCGCCGCATCCTCCGCGACACCGAATTACGTGGGCACCCCGAGGTTCCGGCAGGTCGGCAACGGCAGCAACACGTACTCCCTCGCGCTCGTCGAGTCGGCGACTGCTCCGCTCGGTATCAACGCCTCGGGCTCCGCGATGTCGGTCGGCTGTCTCTGGCTGACGTGAGGTAGCGTGACCCGTCGAAGCTGCTGATGCATCTTCCCCGCCGCGACGCCCCCGCCCGTGAGAAGCGGGGGCGTCGTCGTGTTCGCGATACCCTGATCGGTGACGCTGCTGGCCTGGGGCCGGGTGATCCAGGACCGGGAAGGTAACCACCCATGCCGCAGCTCAACTACACGTACATCGACGCCCACCTCCCGAAGAGGCGGATCTCTGCTCCCGCTCGGCTACTCCGCAGATACCGGGGGACGCTGAACGTCGAGAAGCGGGTCCAGTCGACTTACTACTGGTGCGGTCCGGCGGCCGCGCAGATGGCTCTCCTCATCCACGGGATCGACGTGCCGCAGGCCACGCTGGCCCGGAAGCTCGGCACGACCGTGAACGGCACGAACCACGTCGGCCTGTTCCCTCCGGTGCTCGATGACTACCTGCCCGAGGTGCTCTACTCGACGGCGCTCGGCCCGCGGCGCGAGGCCCTCTGGACGTACGTCAACGACTCGATCGAGGCCGGGTACGGCGTCATCGCGAACATCGTGGCGAGCAAGGGAATCGACGCCCCGCCGTTCTACCCGAACGGCGACACCTACCACTACGTCCTCCTCGTCGGGACGCGCGGCGAGAAGACGGCCCGCGGGGACACCCGCCAGCTCACGTGCGCGGACTCCGCGAACTTCGGTGGCGTCAAGGAATGGTCGGCGCCACTCGACCAGTGGGTGTCGCTGATCTCCGCGAAGGGGATCGCGATGGCGCCCCGGCAGAACCTCCTCGGGATGACGGACGCGCAGCTCGCGGAGTTCGCCGCCAACATGCGCCAGCTCGGGCCGACCTGATGGACGCGCAGACCCTCGCCGGGGTGATGGGCTGGACGCTGAAACTGGAACGGTACGAGGCTCTCTGCCCGGCGTTCAACGAGGCGATGCTTCAGGCCGGGATCGTGAACCAGCGGCGGGCGGCGCAGTGGTGCGCCCAGCTCGGGCACGAGTCCGGCGGTCTCCGCTGGATGGAGGAGATCGCGAGCGGCTCCGCGTACGAGGGCCGCGGGGATCTCGGGAACACGCGGCCGGGCGACGGCGTCCGGTTCAAAGGTCGAGGGCCAATCCAGATCACGGGCCGTCACAACTACACGGCGCTGTCCCGGTGGGCATTCGAGCGCGGGTACGTCCCGTCGGCGACGTTCTTCGTAGACCAGCCTCATCGCCTCGCTGACGACACGTACGGGTTCCTCGGCCCTGTCTGGTACTGGACGGTCGCCCGGCCCACCCTGAACGCGGTGAGCGACCGTGGGGACACGGTCGCGGCGACCCGTCTGATCAACGGCGGGACGAACGGACTCTCCGACCGGCAGGGCCGTTACCGCGCCGCTCTCGGCTTCGGCGATGCGATACTGCCGACGTCACCAAACCTCCTCGGATTCACCGACTCCGAGTTGGCCGAGTTCGCCACACACCTCCGGCAGCTCGGACCATGCTGAACACGACAGGAGCACACGATGGCTGACAAAGACGACGCACTCGACGGAGCCCGGCAGATGGGCCCGACGTCGCAGTGGGACAAGACCCCGGCACAGGTCGCCGCGGAGTACAGCGCGACCGCGAAGGGGCAGCGCGCCCGGCCCGCGATCGAGAGGGCCGCACTCGAACTGACGAAGCGGTACTCGTCGCGCTCGGAGTTCCGCGACCACGACGGACCTATCGACAACCTCGGCGGTCTCGTCGCCAACGTCGACGGCCGCGTCCACGAGCTGTGGACTCTCTGGCTGGCCGTCGAGCTGAAGCACGAGCCCGCGATCGCTCTGCTGAAAGCCAAGGCCCAGGCGGGTTCCGCCCTCGCTCGCGCAGCTCTCGGGAGGATCGGAGAGTGAGGCGGGCGTACGGCCGGAAGGTCAACCACGACGAGCGGTCCCGCCGGTACGGGCTCGTCGTGAACCCGCGCGTCGAGCTGACGTCGCGGGACTGGCCGACGGCCGGGCCGATCATCGACCAGGGCGACGTCGGCATGTGTGTCGGCGCCTCCCTCGCTCACCTCCTGAACGTGTGCCGGACCCGCGACGGAGGTTCCCAGTTCCTCGGCCACGCCGAAGCTCTGGACCTGTACGAGGACGCCACGAAGATCGACCCGTTCGACGGGGAGTACCCGCCGGACGACACGGGCACGGACGCCGTCTCCGTGTGCAAGGTCGCGCAGGAGCACGGCCTGGTCCGCGTCTACAACCACGCCTTCGGTCTCCGGCAGACCCTCCTCGCGCTACAGACCGGGCCGGTGATGGCCGGGTTCACGTGGCACGAGGGGATGGAGGAGCCGGACGCCGACGGCCGGATCTCTGCTACCGGCGAGGTTCTGGGTGGGCACCAGGTCGTGCTCTCCGGTATCGACACCCGCGCGGAGACCGTCACCGTGCTCAACTCGTGGTCTGCCGACTGGGGTCGCGGCGGGCGCGCGTTCCTCTCCTGGGAGGATCTCCGGCTCCTCCTCGCGGACGAGGGCGACATCACGATCCCACAACCCGGAGGTACACCATGACCATCAGCAGGGGCGCCGCGTTCGGCCTCGTCGTGAAAGACGTTGCGGAGCGGGCGCTGAAGTCGTTCGTTCAGGGCCTCGGCCTGTTCCTCGTCGCCGGAGTCGGGATCACGTCGATCCCGTGGGGCACCGCGATCCAGTCTGCGGGGCTGCTCGCGCTCTCGACCGTGCTCATCGCGTTCACCACGGCGAGCATCACCGTGTCGGACCCGTGGGTGGAGATGCTTTACCGCGCGGCCCGAACCTTCGTTGCCGCAATCGTTGCCGTCATCCCGATCTCGACTCCCGACCATGCGTTCGTGTTCTCGGATGTCAACTGGGTCGAGGCTGCCGGGCTCGCGGCGACCCTCGCGGTGATCTCCGTCGTGACGTCGATCGGGTCCATGCCGGTCGGGCCGAAGCACACCCCGTCGCTGGTTGCGGGACCGAGGATCTGATCGGGGTGCGCGCCACCATGTCGACCGTTCCGACGGGCTTGATCCGTCTCCGGATACAGCTCGTGTACCCGGAAGTCGTTGTGATCCAAGCCTGTCTGTTCATCGCTATGGTGTGGCGCGGCCTCGACTATGTGAGCCCTCCGGATGAGGAGGTCTCTACCCTGACGGCCGTCGAGCAGGCGCTCCCGTTCACCACGTGGGGCACGTTCTTCCTGCTCGGCGGTCTCCTCGGTCTCGCCGGATTGCATTACCCGCGTTGGCCTCTGACGGCCTTCGCGCACTACATCGCGGTCACGCTCTATGCCGGGTTCTCGTTCGGCGCGTTCATCTCGATCCTCGACCGGATCGAAGGCGCCCCGAGTCTCCTCGCGATGGCGTGGATCGCGGTGCTCATGAGTTCAGGAGTCATCACCTGGGGAGTCGTGCATCACTGGATGCCGGAGTACCGGTCGATGGCTCTCGTGGGAATCGCGCTGGCACTCATAGGATCTCTCGTGATCCTCGCCAGCTCGTCGGGGGTGTACGGGTGGCGGACTGCAACGGGGTGGCTGTTTGTGCAGTGCGTCGCGCACCTGATGATGGCTCGGGCATCGACCGATGCGTGGAACGAGCAGCGTCAGCGTCCTGAGATTACGGTCGAGGAGGCCCCGAGAGATGTCGCTGTCGCTCACCCCAAATGACTTGCCGGAGGGCACCCCTGGGTGGCTTGTCCTCGCGGCCGTCATCATCGTCGGCCTCAAGTACCTGTTCCAGTTCCTCTCCGAGATGAGCGAGTCAGCGGCCCGATTCTTCGGGCCGCTCGGCCGTAAATGGAGGGACCGCGCGGAGGTCCGGCAGCAGGCCCGGCAGCGTGAAGACTCCGGCCGCGCCGAGGCTTTGAACGACGACCTCGCGTACTTCCAGGAGCGCGCGTCGAAGGCTGACCAGCGCGCCGACGCTGCGGAGAGCCGGGCCTCCCACATGCTCGACTGGTACCAGGAGGTCGACCAGCGTTTCCACCGCGAGCTGCGGATACGGGCTGCGGAGTCCGGCTGCGAGATGCCTCCGTGGACCCCGCTATCTCAGTACCGGACACCCGATTTGGAGGAACAGCAGTGAGCGATTGGATCGTGACCCTACGCGGTATCGGCGAGTTCTACGCCGAGAACATGTGCTCGGCCTTGGTGCGGGCCTTCCCATCTGATTGGCTCCACGTCGAGGTCGATCACCCGGCCGAGTACGGGTTCGTCAACGGCAGCCGGAACCCGTTCGCGAAGAGCTACGAGGAGACGAAGGCGGACGGTCTTCTCCGCACCGAGGAGGCCGTGCGCGGCATCATCGAGCGCGACCCCGGCGCCCGTATCGTGATCGCCGGATACTCCGCGGGCGCGAACATCGCGGGCGACTTCGTGGCGCAGCACGCGGCCGAGTTCCCGAACATCGTCTACTGCATCCTCGTCGCGGATCCGCTCGCGCCGGGCACCCCGAAGGTGTACGGGATCGCGGGCCGTCGGCCGGTTCCGGGAGTCCCGACCGCGTGGATCTCCCGCGCCGACGACGTGATCTGCTGCTGCCCGGCGAATTCGCCGCTCCGGGTGATCGCCCGGCTGACCCGGCGGATGCAGCTCGCAGACCGCACGGTCTGGGCGCACGACGTCTACGAGCAACTGCTGAACCCGAAGACCCGCGCGCTGATCGCGAAGGAACTGGGGCCGTGGTGGCTGCCGACGGAGTGGGGCCGGTACGACCAGGCGAAGGCGCAGGCCCGCCGGTACATCGGTGGTGGACCGGCCCGGCCGTCGACTCACGTCCTGTATGCGGAGGCGTTCCCCGCGGCTGCCACGGAGGCTCTCCGACGGATCGGGGCGTAACCCGAGGGGAGCCGATGGACCCCGAAGGGTGCCGATGGTAGGGTGACCGGAAGCCGGGCCAAACGGGTCCGGTCACCACCACAGAGGAGCACCCCGGATGGCCGTCATCCGCTCGAACGAGCAGGTCGAGATCACCGTCGAAGTCACCGCCGACACCTCCCCCGAATGGGAGGCCGTGGCCCGCTTCGTGAACCAGGACGGGGAGGAGCGGACCGAGGCGTTCAACGCCTACTCCGACGACCTCGCTGCACTCATGGACGCCTGGATGTCTCCGGGCTCCGGGTTCTACGCGGTGACCATCACGGTCTACGTCGCTCCTCTCGGCACAGGAGGAACACCAGCATGACCGAATCCATCAAGAACCCGACCCCGATCGCTGACGCGCGGGATCTCCCGACCACGAACCGGCCGGAGTCCGTCGAGGACCTCCCCAGCTACCTGACTCGATCGGACACCGCGATCACGTTCCGGAGCTGGGGCGACCTCGCGATGAACCCGGAGGTGCTCGCGGCCGTATCCGGAGTGATGACCGCCGTCGAGGCGAACCTCGACCTCTGGGAGGTCGACCGGTCCGGGGAGGAGATCCAGATCGGGCTCCGTAAGTCGTCGGAGCAGCTCGCCAAGATCCTCGACGATCAGCAGCGCAGCTACGACCGGGGCCGCGAGGATTACGCGAAGTGGCTCGACACAGGGGAACTCCCGAGCTACCGGTGGGTACTGGACTCCTACCTCGGTCACATCGGGATCGACCCGAAGACCGTCGTCGCGCGGGAGCCGGAGCCCGAGATGGACCTCGGCGCCGAGGACGCGAAGGTGGATGAGTCGTGACCGCGCCGCGAGATCCCCTCGGTCCGCTGGCCGTCGAGTGCCCCGCCTGTTTCTCCCCCGTGGGATCGTGCTGCACGGAGCCGACGGAGAACTCCCGCCGTCAGGTCCTCTGGTCGCACGTCGCCCGCGAGGCGCGAGCACAGGAGGCGGGACGCGATGCCTGACACCACGCGCACGTACTTCCACGTCGAGATGACCGCCGAGGGTGCAGCGTTCGACGACCGTCCGGCCGAGATCGCCCGCCTCCTCCGGGACGCGGCCGACGCGGTCGCGGACGGTAAGCGGTCAGGCACCCTCGTCGACTACAACGGGAACCACGCCGGTCGGTTCTGGCACGCGAAGGGGAAGGTCTGATGGCGGTCTGCGGGACCTGCGGCGAGCGGATCGTGTGGGCCGTCACCCCGGCCGGGAAGTCGATGCCCCTCGACGGCGACCCGAACCTCACGAAGGGGAACGTGCGGGTCGCGTTCATCAAGCCGAAGGCGCAGGCCACGATCCTCGGGAAGGCCGACGCTGAGATGGCCCGCCGGAACGGGGAAATGCTCTACCTCTCCCACTTCGTGAACTGCCGCCAGGCGAAGAAATGGAGGCGGCGATGAGCACCGTGAACCGGAGGCAGCCCGGCCGGTATGACCGCCGCTACCACGACATGTGGGACCGGCGGGAGATACTCGCGGAGACGGCCCGCGGTATGGAGCGGGCCGTCGAGGAGGAGGGCCGCGCCGACGTCGCGGAGAAGATCGCCTACCGCGCGCAGGGGATCCGGATCGCCCTCTCCCACATGAACGATCTCGAACTGACGCCTGACCAGCAGATACGAAACGAGGAGCACGATGGTTGAGACCGTCGTCGGGGGCTTGATCCCCTGGCATGTACCGGAGGGCCGCGTCGAGCCCCTCCGCACCCCGAAGCCGGACACCCCGGACGGCCGCGTCGAGTGGCTCCTCGAACGCCGCAAGGGCATCGGGTCCTCCGATGCGTCGGCCGTCCTCGGGATGGGACGCACCACCCCGCACTCCCTCTGGCTGGACAAGACAGGCCGTATGCCCCTCGACCTCGCCGACAACGAGGCGATGGAGTGGGGCCGCAGGTTGGAGCCGATCGTCCGCGAGGCAGCCACCGAGCGACTCGGATACGAGTACGTTCACCTGCCCGGCATGATGAGATCCGTTCAGTACCCGTGGATGCTGTCGAACCTCGACGGCGCCTACTACGAGCACAACGCGATCCTCGAATGCAAGAACCAGACGGAGTGGCTCCGCGCCGACTGGGACGACGAGCAGGTCCCGGACCACGCCGAGTTGCAGGTCGTTCATTCCCTCGCGGTGACCGGCGCCGACCACGGCTACGTGGCCGGACTCATCGGAGGTAACCGGCTCCGGATCGTCCGGATCGACCGCGACGAGGAGCTGATCGCCTACCTGATCGAGGAGGAACGCCGGTTCTGGCACGACTACGTGCTCGCCGACGTCGCGCCGCCGATTACGTACCGGGACAGCGTGGACCAGATCCTCGGTGCTGCACCGGCAACGACGGAGGATGTTCTCCCCGTCGACCCCAAGCTGGCCGACACACTCCTGTACTGGCGCGCTCAGTACGAGGAGGCCCGCGATGCGGAGGCCGAGTCGAAGAAACGAAAGTCGGAGGCTACCAACAACATCGTCGCTCTCCTCGGACAGCACACCCTCGCTGTCGACGAGCACGGCCAGCCGGTCGTGAAGCTCCAACGCGGCGGGATCTCCAAGTCCCGGTTCGCCGAGGAGTACCCGGAGATCGCCGACGTCTCGATGAAAAAGATCGAGACCCTCGACCTCGACGTGATCAAGAACGAGCACCCGGACGAGTACCGGAAACACCAGTCGCGTGCGGTGAAAGTCCCTGGGAAGACGGACTATAAGACCGCCGCCGAGTGGTTCGCGAAGCAGAGGGAGGGCTCCGATGGCTGAGGGTCCGTTCTGCCCCTCCCGGTTCGCGTACGGCGGCGAGCGGTTCTCCTGCACGCAGAAGCGATCTCACGGCGGCATGCACCGCGACAACCGGGCCGGGTTCTGCGTCTCCTGGGACAGCGCGAGCGAGATCAAGAGCCTCGACGATCACCTCGTCCGGCTCCTCGACGATCACCGGCCCGCGACATCAGTAGAGGGATACGTCATCGACTGCGCTTGTGAGGCCGCGGATCTCACGTGGGCCGACCGCTCCGAGGATGCTTGGGCCGCGGGAGATGCTGACCACTACGAAGACTGGTCGCGGCACTTCGCCGCGATCCTCACGGAAGGAACACACTGATGGGTAGAGACCTGAAAGCCCGCGCCACCGCTCCGGCGCGGACCGACGCGCCCCAAGGGGAACTCACGATCGCGCAGAAAGTCGACCGCATGCAGCGGGAGTTCGACGCCGCGATGCCCCGCGGAATGGAAGCGGTGCAGCTCATCCGAGACGCGCAGACCTGCCTCCGGATGACCCCGAAGCTCGCCGAGTGCGACCACCGCACGATCCTCGGGGCGCTCATGACCTGCGCCCAGCTCGGGCTCCGGCCCGGTGTCCTCGGGCAGGCGTACCTCCTCCCCATGCGGAACTGGAAGACCCGCAAGATGGAGGCCCAACTGATCCTCGGGTACCAGGGGCTCCTCGAACTGGTCCACCGCTCGGACCGGATCACCATGATCTCCGCGCGCCGCGTCCACGAGTTTGACGAGTTCCGCCTCGACTACGGCCTCGAAGAGGACACCCTCGTGCACCGGCCCCCGGCCACCGGGTCGCGCGGCCGGGTCGTGAAGTGGTACGCCATCGCACGTTTCAAGGGTGGGGGCTACGCGATCACTGACCCGATGACGCGGGAGGAGATGGAGGAGCACCGCGATAAGTACGCGATGGCGAAGAAAGACGGGAAGGTCGTCGGCCCCTGGGCAACTCAGTTCGACGAGATGGCCGACAAGACGATCCTCCGGAAGCTCGTCAAGACGCTCCCGAAGTCCCCCGAGCTGGTCCGTGCCATCGAGCACGACGGAGCCGTCCGTCAGGACTACACCGAAGCGGGGATCGACTCCCGGCCGGAGCACATCGACGGCGAGATCATCGGCGACGACGACACGCCCGAGGTCGAAGGCCAGCCGGAGAGCGAACCAGAGCAGCCCGAGACAGTCGACCCAGAGCCGGAGGCCGAAGCCCAGACCGCTGCGGAGGCCGACGATCTGGCAGCCCTCCACGTCGCCGTCGCGGAAGCCTACGAAGGCGCCGGGATACTCGACGAGGCCGAGGTGATCAAGCACATGCAGAACGCCGTGCAGGACCCCGGCATCGAACGGATCACAGACCTCACCGCCGACGAGGCGGGGACGGTGCTCGCGGCCCTGGCCAAGAGCAAGTAACCACCCACCCGAATACCAACCAGCAGAGGAGATCCCGTGGGAGACAAAGGCGCGAAGGTGATCAACATGAACGGCCAACCGGCCGGGACCGACGGCACCCTGACGAAGTACAACTTCGTCGGCACCCCGCCCACGATGTACGAGCACATGCCCGAGGTCGGGGAGTACCGCACCATGACGGTCACCGTCGAATGCACCGCCTCCGGCCACAAGAAAAAGGCCGACGGCTCCTACCCCGCCGCGACCTGGGCGATCCGCGAGGCAGCGATCGGCCGCGAGGTCGACCCTCCCTCCGACGTTGACCCCGACCAGACGACGATCGACGAAGCCATCGACGAGATCCAAAACGAGGAGAACGCCGAAGGATCGGAGGACGATGGGGTCGTGGACCCCGACGCAGAGCCTGATGCGGAGGAGACCACGAACACCGCATATGACGTGTTCAACGACGGCCAGCGGTCCGACTGAACACCCGCCCGGCTGCCGCTCTACCCTGACGGCAGCCGGGCCTCCCCCGCCACCACACGCAGCACGCCCGAGAGGACCAGAACCCAATGACCGCCGCAACTCCCGCACAGCCTGTCGACCCGAGACTCATCGCACTCGACGACGCCGCGGCCTACCTCGGGGGCATCCACACCGACACCGTCAACTCCCTCGCCCAGCAGAGGACCCTCACGAAGGTGAAGATCGGGCGCCGGTCGTTCATCACCCGCGAATCCCTCGACGCCTACGTCGACAGGCTCATCGCCGACCAGAGCCCACCGGAAGACCTCCCCGTCTGTGAGGCCTGCGGTCAGATCGTGAGGCCCGCAGAGTGAACCTCGCAGCCCCAGACGAGCTGACCCCCGACGTGCTCTCCGCACGATCAAACCTCGCGATCGAGATGATGCTGAACTCCGCACAGATCGGGGTCATCCTCGCCGAGACGGAGGCCGGAGACCGGAGCCCCACCGTGTGCTCCCACATGTGTCTCGTCTACGCCTACGCCGTCCTCCTCGCCGGTATCGACGGCCCGGCCGCACTCGCCGATCCAGAGCTCTCAAACGCGCTCCGAGACGGCTTCGACAACTACCCGAAAGCCGTCCGGCAGGCCGCTGCACAGGCGTCCGCGACGGCCCTTCAGACGATGGGAGCTTCGCTCTGATGCGCAAGGTCTGGTTGCACACCGTGTACTACGCCGACTCGAAACTCGCGGGCGCCCCAGCCTCGACCGAGCGCATGTTCACCCGGCTCCTCGGGCTCGCCGGACAGCTCGAAGAGGGCGGCGTGATCCCCGAGAATTGCCACAAGCTGGTGGGTCTCCCGAAGGCCAAACGGTCGGTACAGGATCTCGTCGACCGCGGGCTCCTCGTAGCCCTCCCCGACGGCCGTTACGAGTTCCCGGCATGGGTCGGATGGAACGACGAGGCGGACAAGATCACGGAGCGCCGGAAGGCCGACGCCGCCCGGAAACGGGCCTCCCGAGCGGCCCGATCGGAGGCCCCCGGAGGGCAGTCTGAGATCAATTTCGACGTCGCTGAAGACCCCAATCCGTTCCAGACTTGGTCCAGACTTGGTCCAGACTTGGTCCAAAAAGGGACCCAAACGGGACCAACTCTGGAAAAAAGTTTTCCAAGTAGCGGCACCAATCGAGAAAACGATTCACCGGCTGAGCAGCCCGAACGTGAAAATGTCCGCACGGACACTGCGGACGCGTGTCCGCGGACGTCCGCACCTATAGGAGAAGAGAGGAGAGGAAAGACAGAACGGACTACTAGAGCAGCTAACTCACGTTCCGGAACGCGCGAGCGCGAGACAACCGCGGCAGCATCGGGTAGCTTTGCCGACGGATCACCGATCCCGCCGGAGCCCCCGACCCCCGACCACGAACCCGCCCACCCCGGCCGAGCACTCGCCCTCGCTGATCCGCCGACGACCGCCGCGCAACCTCCGGCGTTCATCGAGACCCACCAGCCGAGCCGCCGCACCCAGACCCACGTAGCCCCAGCGATCTTCTCGCTCATCCGGCTCCACGTCCCGGTCCGCCTCCCCCGCGACGTAATGCAGCAACTCGGCGAGATCGTCCAACGACTCGTCCGCGACCCGGCCGTCGAACGCACCGACGTCGAGACCGCACTCGCCGAATGGGCCAACCGCCCCGGCGCCGGTCCCCGCCTCCTCCCCAACCTCGTAGCCGACGCCGCCCGATACCGGGCCGGAACGAGACGAGGAACGTCGAAACCCACCCAGCGGATAACCGCAGCCGAAGACGCCGCCGCCGACCTCCTCCGCGAGCTGAACCTGTGATCGCCGCCGAACACATCGAAGCCGCCAAGGTCGCCTGGCAGAAAGCCCGCCTCTACGACGACCGGCTCGGCGACGTCGACAAGAACAGGCTCGGCGTCTGGGCCGAAGCCCTCGCCTCCCTCGACGCGCACCCCGACGAAGCGCACGACGCCGTAACCCGTTGGTACACAGCAGCAGGAGGCCGCGAACGAGTCATCCAGATCGGCGACATCCTCGCCGAGATCCGCACGCGCAGACGCCAACTCGCCGAAGCCGACCACACCGCCAACGTCATCGGCCACGCCGTCGAAGACCCCCAGCTCTCCGGGCTCGGGATCAACGCCGACGGCGACCCCGTCTGGACCGCCTACGAACAACACGGCGCGATCAAGATCCCCTGCGACTGCGGAGCCGCACCCGACGACGCGTGCGTCAACACCGCCAACGGAGCCGTCCGCAAGATCCCCTGCACCTCCCGGCTCATCGAAGCCCGCCGACAGAACGAACAGCGATAGCCGCTCCCGGCCCCCAGATCCACGCTCCCGCCGGGCCCGACACCCACCCACATAGGAGGACCACCCGACACCCCACGACCCGCAGAACGCCACACAGCCCCACAACCACCCAAACAAACCACCACGAGGAGCACCCGTGAGAATCCCACGCCTACGCCCCAACCTCGCCGCCGCCCGAGACGAGATCGACGAACTACGAGACCTCGCTGGCCGGAGGAACGAACAGATCCGCTGCCGCGACTACCGCACCCGTGCAGCGATGGATCTCCACGTCGCCGTCGGCATCATCCGGCCGGACGGCTCCGTCAAGCTCACCTGCGGCGAGTGCGCGGACTCCCCGCCCTGGCCGTGTGAGACCGTCCAGGTGCTTTCCGGCAAGTTCGACTCGGAGATCCCCTCATGAGCAGCGGCCCGGAGCACTACCGGGAAGCCGAGCGGCTCACGAAGATTGCGGTCGAGTCGATGAACAAGCTCGCGGAGAGCCTGAAGGCGGGCGTGACCGGGATCGAGTCCCGCGAGTACGCCAACACGCTCGCGTCGATCCGGGAGACCACCGCGCTCGCGCAGGTCCACGCCACGCTCGCGCAGGCCGCAGCCACCGCACTCGCCGCCCACGAGGACGCCCGTATCTCCGTACCCCGGAAACCATCCGACGAGCTACCGGCCTCGTTCGCGAGCTGGATAATGGCGACGAGGAGCACCCAGTGATGTACACGCGGAAGCTGAAGCACGGCAAACTCCGGATCGGCGCCTACCGGTGGAACCCCCACGGCACGATGCCACCACCCGGTCTCTCGTGGAAACCGTGGCCCCACCGAAACATTCAGCGGTCCCTCGACGTCGACTACTTCGAGGTGTACTGGCCCGGCCTCGGCGGGGTGTCCGTCTCCGTCTTCCACCACACCAGCTACGTCGAACCCGGAGCCACCTACCTGGTGCGGGACTCCTGGATCGCGAAGATCAAGGGACGTGCCCTGTGACCCGCAGCAAGCAGCTCCTCGTCACCCCGATCATCCGGCGGAAGGATGCGATCCAGTGGGACGGAACCCTCTGGGGCGCCGAAGAGGTGGCGCGCGTGCTGAACGGCCGCGTCATCGTCACGTTCGTGCCCCGCGGATATGAGCACTACCTCCGCGAGGATCACACGGGCGAGTTCGACCGCAGCCGCGGAGACGTCCTCCCCGACGCACCCGCGTTCCTCTCCGTCCACCGCAGCGCAGCCTCCGGAGCCGTGCGGTATCCCGAAGGGACATGGTTCATCTGGGACGACGAACGCGGCGACGACGTCGAGATCATCACCAGCCACGAATTCGACAAGCTCTACACGATCCACCAGGAGTCCATCGATGGGAAGTAACCCCGCCCGCGCCGAGTACATCATCCGCCGAATCCGCAGGCGCGCCGAGAACCTCGGGTTCGGCAGCAACGTGATGGGCCACGAAGCCCACCACCTCGCCGAGCTGTTCCTCGAACTCGAATCCGAGCGGGAGCAGACCCAGCCCACCCCGGAGGACGAGCACACCAACGAGGAACGCGCCCACGCCCTCCTGCACCGCGCGGCCGAAGAGATCCCCGAGGAGATCGCTCGCGAGGCCCGCGAGCACGCTGAGGAATGCTCCCGGCTCCTCGCCGCGCACGACGACCCGATGCTCATGATCCGGCTCCCGGACGCCCCGGACCGGAACGTCGAGGAGGAGCAGCGAGACGCCCGCGCGCTCGCCGGGGTGTATGCCTCCCTCGCGGTGCTCGACGAGCTGAAAGCCCAACGCCCCCAGGACACGTACGAGGAGGCGAAGCCGCTCCCCACCCTCCCGTTCGACGGAGCCGTCCTCGACCGTCCGGGCTACGCGCAGACCGTCGCCAAGCTCGACGACCTGATCCGCGCGGTCCGGGAAGAACCACACCTCGTGATCGACGCAGGCTGGCTCGCGCAGACCGTCGACCACTGCACGTGCGGCACCGGAGGTAGCGCCCAGGGCCACGAGCCGGGGTGCGGAGCCGTGCCCCTGATCCACATCTCCAAGCACCTCGCGGAGATCCGGGATTACGTCATCCGGTCGGACCACCCGATCCCGGAGTAGTCCCCAGAATTACCGGACCGTCTGCACATAATCGGCAGGCGGTCCGGTAGTCTGACATAGTCCACCACCACTGATCCACAAACCGAGGAGCACAGCACCCTTGACGATCCACGACCTCGGCAACGCGGTAGCCCACCGCCGCGCCGAACTGAACCTCACCCAGATCGAAGTCGCCGCCCGAGGCGGACCCTCCGCAGGCACGATCGCCGCCCTCGAACACCACGACATCTCCGGAGCCTCCAAGAGCACCCTCGTGAAGCTCGACGCCGGACTCTCGTGGCCCAACGGCACCGCCGCCCGCATCTACTCCGAAGGCTCCCCCGGCGCCGCGATCATCCGGAACCTCGTACCCCAAGCCGCAGGCCAGACCGCCACCCGCGACCGCCGGGCCGCGCTCCGGGAGACCGCGCTCCGGATGGCCGTCGATACCAACGTCCGCTACACCACGGACGCGGAGAAGATCATCCAGACCGCGACCCGGTTCGAGCACTACCTCGAACACGGAACCTTCGGTGCCGCAAGCGAGGTGGTCTGACCGTGATCCACTGCACCTGCACGTTCCGGGAGGAACCCCACATCGACGGCTCCGGCAACGTGGTCTCGTTCACCACCTACCGAGACAGGAACCCCGAGTGCCCCCGACACAACGGGTTCACACAGGGCCAGTCCGTCCGCACCCCCATCGGCACCCAGGCCACCGTCGTGCGCGGCCCCTACCAGAAGCACGGCCAGGAATGGTACGACGTGGTGCAGGCCAACGACTTCGGAGAACCCGGCCGATACTCCACCGCGTACCGCACCGAGCAGCTCACCGCAGGGGAGGAGCCCCGGTGAGGACCCTGTTTGCGGCCGTCGCTATCGTGTGGGTCCTCTGGCTGATCTACGCCATCGCCGAGTGGTTCGCCTGATGTGGCTCGGAACGATCCTCGGGATCGACCCCAGCCTCACCGGTACCGGACTGGCCCGTATCCAAATCCACGGCCACCACACCGATCTGGGGCCTGAAGCGATCGACGTCACCACCGCCACGTTCGGCACCGACCCACACAAGTGCGTCGCCTCCTGCGGAGACGCAGACCACCGGCCCGTCCGGATCGTCGACTCCCGGCACCGGAAGATCCTGAAATGGCTCGGCGCTGCACTCGACTCCCGGCCCGAGCTGGTCGTGATCGAGTACCCCATCCTCATGCGGCAGATGGGGGCCGGAGCCCAGATCGAACGGATCGGCCTGTTCTGGCGGATCGTCGGCCAAGCCCACCAGCGTGGAATCCCAGTCGTGCCAGTCGTTCCGGCGCAGATCAAGAAAGCGGTCACCGACAACGGAGCCGCGGGGAAACCACTCGTCGCCGAGCACCTCGACCGGCTCTACCGAGACGTGCCCCTCCGGATCGCCACCCACGACGGGATGCCCCGATACCGGACCGACGACGAGTACGACGCCCTCGGCGCCGCCACCATGGGCGCCGTCCGGGTAGCCCACCGGCAGCTCCCCATCCGCGTCACCGAGCACATGCTCACGGTCACCAACTCCGTTGACTGGCCGACCATCCCATCGAAGACGAGAGCAGGCATGGCATGAAGATCGTCGGTATTCCGCAGATAGAAACCATCGTCGTCGTCGACGTCGAAGACGCACCCGACATCAAGGCACCCAGCTACCTGAGTTCGATCCAGCCCGACCGGATCGAACTCAGGTACTACACGACGTCCGTCCGCGCGGACCTCACCGGCCGGGTACGCCTGAAGAGCGGAGAGATCGGCAGCCGTGTAGTCACCCAACGCATCTGGGACGTCGAGAAACGTGACGACATGCCCACCTGGTTACTGGAACTGATCGAGGAGCTACGCCCGTGAAACTGCACTACCAACTCCCGGCCCCGGCGGTGCCGATCGACCGCGAGGGCTCCTCCTCCGGCTGGGCAACACAGCAGCCTGCCCAACTCGTCACCATCGCTGAGGCGGTACGCGCACCCCAGATCGGGGAGCACATCGAGCACGACCTGAAGGTGTACGTGGTCGAGTCAATCCTCTGGTACAGCCTCGATCTCACGGAAGCGCTGGTGATCCTGAAGTGAGTATGTGCGGAGCCTCCCACCCCCTGATCGACCGCGGCGCCCCGTGCGTACTCCCCAGCGGTGCCCACGCCATGCACCAGACCGCGAACGGTCTCACGTTCCTCGACGAAGGCCAGGAGCCGGAGGACGTCGTCCGCGAGGCCGGAGGGTACTGCTACCCGCCCGGCGTCGAACCCGGCCCGCCGCCGCTCACGATGGACCACCCGGAGATCGACGACCTGAAGATCGAAGCGAAGACGTGGCTCGCGGGCGATGAGGACCCGGAGGAGTACACCGACCCCTCGAATCTGGGCCTGAAACCGGAACTGGGCCCGCCTATCCCGTACGCCACCGAGGGCTACTGCCGCGAGGAGACGACCGGGGTGCGGATGCTCGACAACCGGTTCGGAGGACCCCCGATCCGGTTCACCCTCCGCGTGATCTGCGAACGCCCCCGTGGACACGAGGGCGACCACCGAAGTACCTTCCCGGACGGGACACGCTACACGTGGCCCGCCACCATCACCACCGAAGAGGAGCACTGACCATGACCGATATGACGAAGATCGCCCGCATCAACTACCCGCCCGCCGAGTACACCCCAATCACCGCGGTACGCACGGCATCCGACCTCGGGGCCGGAGACTTCGGCCGGATCATCCGGTTCCGCACCCCGCAGATCTGCGGCGCCGGGCTCCGGCCGGAGGAGACGATGGGCTGCGACGTGCAGGTCACCGGCAAGCTCGTCGGCGTCTCCCACACGGAGAAGATCTCCGCGCTCGCCATCGCGCACACCGTCGGCGGCGACGGCCACCACTGGTTCGAGCTGTCCCCGAGCGAGTGGGTGGAGCAGCTCATCCCGATCACCGAGTGGGAGACCACCGTCGAGGAGGACGAGGCCGGGGTCCGGGTCGAGGGCCAGCCGGTCGGCACGATCGAGGAGGGCCTGATTCGGACGGAGCCCTCCCCGTTCGGACTCCCGCCCGTCGGCCGGTACGACCTGCACTCCCCCGGCGGCACCTGCATCGCGGAGGTACTCCCCGACGGCCGGTTCATGGTCCAGCCGTACGAGGCCCCGGCCGACAGCGACCCGTCGACGTGGAACGACCACACCCTCCACGCCCGGCAGAACCTCGGAGCCGGAGTCTGGCGGGTAGTTCCTCACGACCTCACGAAGCGGAACACCTTCAAGCCGGACATTCCCGCGGCCGTCGCGACCCCTGATCTCGCCGAGGACAGTGTCGAAGGGGACGCCCCGGACCCGGAGCCCCGGCCGCGGTGCGGGTTCACCAACGAGGGTGTGAGGTGCCAGCTCCCGGACGGCCACGAGGGATACCACGTCGCGGCCGTCGACAACTCGGGGATCTCCAACCTCGGCGGTGTCGAGATCCCGACCGAGATCCTGAACGCGGTCATCGAGCAGCTCCCGGAGGAGATCCGGAAGCTACTCCGGCCGTAGGCGGCACGTCCGTCCCCCAGCTCCCCCACCGACCCGCCGGTCCGGCCCTCTGGCCCCCGGCGGGTCGGCTCGTATATAGTCACGGTGGCCGAACCACTCGGCTACACCAGGACAATTGAGGAGCATGATGGACAACTACGAGATCGAAACCTACGAGATGCAGAAGCGGCCCGACTACCCGCACATGCACCTCGTGAAGATGTGGCACTCCCCCGCCGGGCCGTCGATCCAGACCCTCCGCGTCACCAGCCCCGACGAGCCACCAGCGATCGCGGCCCCACCCACCCCGTACGACACCAACATGGCGTTCATCGACTCCGCGACCAACGAGCGCCTCGCCATCCTCGGAGTCGTCCGCCTACAGCCCGACGTCGACGGAGCCCGCCCCACCCTCTCCCTCTCCGTGATGGGGCTCTCCGCGTTCCCACTCCCCGACTGGCCGATCACGTTCGGGAGCCTCGACCCCGAAGACCCCGGCGCCGGAGTCTGGCTCTCCCTCAACACACCCGAGACCGTGTCCGGCCGGTGGATCCCCCAGTCGGAGGTGATCTGACATGACCGACGACCCGTTCACCACCCGCAGGCTCCGTCTCGAAGACGTGCATCACCTCGACCGGCTCACCTACGCCTGGCAGCAACTCGGCGCCGACCTACCGCAGGTCCCGGCCGAGGAGCTACTCCTCCGGAAGTACGAGGAGCGGATCACCGCAGCCTCCAAGGTCCAATCCGCACTGAAGCGGCTCGGCCAGATGAGCCGCAGCACAGCACATCACGACGTGCAGGACCAAGGCGTCCGTCTCGCTGAATGGCTGATCTCCGAAGGCTGGGAGCCCCCAGCCCCGTTCGAGGTCATCGTCGAGACCGAAGAGTTGGAGGAGCCCTGATGGCGTTCGCAGATGAGAGGTCCGAGCGGGTGTTCACGGCGGTCGCCAACGCGGTCGAACAGGCCGGAGGGAAGACCATCGAGCAGCTCCCCGACGGCCGCTACATCTGCGTCATCGTCGCTCACGACCGGGAGAACCTATGAGCCCCTACGACTACGAGGGTGGCCGGTTCAGCGAAGCCTACGAGACGCACCAGGAACAGATCGCGGAACGCCGCGCGGAGGACCCCGGCCCACCCGTCGACGACTACGACCCCAACCCGTGGCTGGACGAGCGGTGGTGACGGCCGTGGCCCGCAAGCCCCACTGGAAGCCCATCGACCCGGTCCTCCCCAAGGGCTGGACCCCCGAGTACCTCGACCGATTCGACCGCCTCGACTACGACCACCTCATCGGATACGGCTGCACCCCGGAGGAGGCCCTCCGGCGGATGGGCAAATCCGTTGACGCGGTCGGCAAGTCGTGGCGATTCCACCAGAAACAGGAGCACACAGCATGACCAACGATCTGACCCTCCACCACCACACCGAGACGTACTCGTGGCAGACCCCCGGCGCCGTGCCGGTGGTCCTCCCCATCCGGGAGCCCGGCCACGTCGTCACGATCATCCCGGCGCGGATCTCCGTCTCCGTCGTGAACGCGGTCATCGACCGGGTCCACCTCTCCGGCCTCGTCGAGGGCACCGACGACCATTGGACCGGCGACACGTACGCCCGTGACGGTGACGGGGTCTGGTCTCATGCCCCTGAGATCGTCGTCCGCGCTGTCGCGGAGACCGCCGCGCTCGTAGGAGCCGACTGTGCCTAAACGAGTGCAGGAGCAGCCCTCAGGGGCGTGCGGCGGGGAGATCACCATCACCCACGGGGAGTCCCCGCGCGACGGCGGCGGTCACCCGTGCGACTTCTACCACGCTCGCGTCGTGAACACCCGCACGCAGGCCCTCCGGAAGATCGTCGACATGCACACCCCGCGCGTCGAGGACATCACCGCGTACTGCCCGATCTGCCAGACCCGGCCGGACTGCGACACGTACACGTACGCACGGGAAGCGTTGGAGGTGAAGCCGTAATGGGAGATCTCGTGCTCGCCAGCCTGTCCGAGGGCTCGACGTCGATCGTGCCCCACCAGCCGTGCGGGGCGTTCCGGTACGACCGGACCACCCGGACCGGCCACATGTGTGTGCTGACGGCCGGTCACGACGGAGGACACTACGACCCCCGGTTCCGGAACATGCCCCACGCCAACTGGGGCCTCATGGTGTCCGCGTACCGGTGGGAGGGCCGCGACCCCGACTACCACGGCGACGGGTTCCACCGGCCGGAGTTCATCCGAGCCCGCGGCGACCGTGCCCTCCGCGTCGCCGACGGAGGACTCTGGCCGGACGAACCGGTGACCATCACCCAGTGGGTGCAGGCATTCATCGGGCTCCGATAGTGGCCCGGCAGCGGGTACCTCCCCGGAGGAAACAAGACCCACTGAAAGTGAAGCGCCGCAACGGAAGAACGATGGTGCCACCACACCCGTACTGCGTGAAGTGCGAGCGGCCCATCAACCGCTGGAACGGCACCTGTATCGACTGCCAACTAGGGAAGGAACCACCCCCAGAATGATCACCACCATCCCCGTGGTCGCGAAGAGAGCCACCGACAAGGGCCTCCGCGTGAAGCCGGAGGACGTCCTCGAAGCGATCGAGAGCGGCGACCTGAAAGCCACCTACACCGGAGACGGACCGGGCTGGGGCTACATCATCATGCAGACCCACGCCGACGAGTGGATCCAGCGGAAGCTCGACGTCGAGCACATCTGGCAGCACCGCGAACTACCTCCGGATGTCCCACGCTGCTCGGCCGTTGACGGCTAGGCTGTCCGTCGACACACCCATCACAGGAGGTTAGAAGAATGGCATCAGCCAGCATCCGGGTCGCCGTGGTCAGAACCGTCCGGCCCGGCCAGCTCACCGCGTTCACGTGGAAACAGATCGCCCGGAACGGCAGCGTCACCGCCGTCTCCGACCAGGACTACCAACAGAAGTCGAAGGCCGTCCGATCGGCCCGCCGCCAGGCCTCGGAACTGAAAGACGCCGTCGTCGTAGACGAGACCTGAGAGGCTCCGGCCGGGCCGGGTGACTGCCACCCCCGGCCCGGCCGGATACCACTCCACCCATCACAGAGGAGCACCAAACACCATGCCAGACAACGGCAACCACCAGACCTACGCGGCCGACGCCTGGGCGCGCGTACGCGGCGCGCTCGCCGGTCTCACCTACACGGCCGACCCACGCTGCCTCTCGACCAGCACGGTCGTGGACTCCGCGACCCTCGAAGCGTGGGCCGAGCGGTACCAGCACGTCGTCGAGATGCGTCACATCGAGGCAGGGGTCACCCAGTGAAGAGGATCATTGCCCGCGCCGCCGCCGCGCTCATCGCCGCGACCGCAGCAGCCACACTCGCGGGATGCTCCACCATGAACCAGGAATGGCACCGCGACTGCACCGTCGAGGACAAGGACACCCTCTACTCCGGCAGCAACGGGAGCACCGACCGCGAGTACCGACTCACCACGAGCTGCGGCACCTTCGTGGTCGCCGATAACGTCTCCTCCGGGTTCAACTCCTGGGACACCTGGTCGGAGCTACAGGAGGGCCGGACCTACGACATCCAGACGGGCGGCTACCGCATCGGCGTGCTGTCCCAGTTCCCGACCGTGATCGCCGTGGAGGAGAAGTGAGCAAGCTCGAACTCGCACCCTGGTACCACCTGCGCAATCCCGTTGCTACCCAACGGCCCCCGGCCACCGGCTCCGGCCACCAGTCGTCGTTCCTGTTCCCCACCCTGATCATCAACGACGACTGGCGGGAGTCCGTCCGGGGCTCCGGGTTCATCGCGCTCGCCCACACGGACGGCTCCGGCCGGACGATCATCTCCCTCGCCGACCCGACCGAGACGGAGCCCGACATCCTCGTGTTTCTGGGGCATCCGAACCGGCTGTGGATACGCCCCCAGTTCGGCGCTCTGCCCAGCATCGGGACCTGGCAGCTCGGGGAGCCGTGGGGGCCAATGAACGACATGGTGTCCCGCGGTGGCCGGATCGAAGAGGAGGACGTGAAGCGATGACGGAACACCCCGAGCCCGTCGACTTCTCAGGGCCGGTCGACCCGCAGCTCGCCAAGTTCGCCGAGTTCATCCAGGCCCAGCGCGATCAGTACGGCATCCAGCGCGACCCGCTCGACATGTCCGCGTGGATCGAGGAGTTTCAGCCGCAGATCCCGCCCCCGGCCGGGATGGACGCCGCGATCCTCCGCAAGATCGACGTCTGGCCCAACCCGCTGCTGCCCGTCGAGGTCTCAGCAGCAGAGGTCGGCGTCGAGGTGTACACCACCGACGCCGCGGCCCCGGCCCCTCCCCCGTGGACGATGCGGATGGTGCAGCAGCTCCGCGACGAGCTGGCAGCGGAGAACCAGCCCCCGGAGTTCGAGATCCGGCCCCCGTTCCCGTGGGAGCTGTCCGCGGGAGGAGCGGAAGAACGTCGACCGCGCGATCCGCCAGTTCAACGAGAACATGCGCACCCACGCGGACCACGTCACCCGCGCGTTCCTCGCGATCCGGGACCAGGCGGTCGGTCTCTGGCAGACCATTGAAGGGACGTGGCCGGACGTCGATACTGAAGAGGACGCCCCGCAGAAACGAGCCCTGCCCAAACCGTCCACCACGCCGCCGTTCTGGGCGAACACACCAGGTCGACGGAGGAAATGATGACCAGACCACGCGCCCGCCTGCCCCACCTCCGGGCCACCCTCCACGTCATCGACCGACTGATCTGGACGGCCCTCTGGGTGGGCGGGCTCGTGGTCCTCCTGTACGGGCTCCTCCTCGCAATCCTCGGCCGCGCACCGGAAGCCGCGACCCTGATCTCCCTCGCGTTCGTCATCTTCGCCATCGGCACGATAGGACTCTGACCAGCATGAACAATCCACTTGAGAAGTCTCCCGAGATGATCCGAGTCATCGGCGGCAAGGGCGACGCGGAGGGCAAGGTGATCGTCCTGATCGGCACCGGCCGCGAGCTACACCTCCCGCCCGCCAGCGCGTTCCGGCTGGCCCGCAAGCTCATCCGGCAGGCGGTCCGCGAGAAGATCGGAGTCGCCTGGTGACCGCGCCGAGCAACACCCCGGCCCTGTTCCCCTCCCGGTACGAGCTGGTGCCGTCGCCGGACTACAAGATCGGCGTCGTCCTCCGGCAGGCTGATGCGCTCGGGGAGGAGGTCCCCGACTGGCTCGTCCGGCCGCAGCCGTATGAGCAGATCGCCGCTCCCGTCCACCAGACGACCGTGGTGCTCGTGAATCTGCACACCGGCCTGGAACTCTGGTCGACGACCCATCCGCGTGTCCTCGTTCACCTGAGCCCCCAGGGGATCGAGCTGGAAGCGCCCACGGACACCGGAGTCTTCCCCGACTCGATCGAGCGCATGGACTTCGTGCCCGGCCCCCTGTTCCGATTCGGGGAGACGTACTGGCGCGCGGTCCGCTGACCCGCTGAACACCTCGACGGCCCCGGCACTCCGGGGCCGTCGTCGTATCATCAGGGCGCCACTACCAGCCGCAGCAGCGAGGAGTACGCCACCGTGCCGAAGACGACCATCCCCGACCTCGGGGAGATCCGGACCGTGCCGATCAAGACCGTCAAACCGGCGCCGGACAACCCGCGCCGAATCCCGTCCCGCGCAATCGAGGTGGTCGCCGAATCCCTCCGCACCTTCGGCTGGCAGCAGCCCCTCGTCGTCGACACCGACAACATGCTCATCGTCGGACACACCCGGCTCCTCGCCGCCCAATCCCTCGGCCTTACCGAGGTTCCCGTCGTCGTCGCCGACAAGCTCACCCCGGACGAGGTCCGCGCCTACCGGATCGCGGACAACCGGACGGGCGACTTCACCTCCTGGGACATGCCCGAACTCGTGAAGCAGCTCGACGACCTCGCCGACGACTTCGGAGACGTGCTGGCCCTTCAGGACTGGGAGACCGTCGTCGCCGACTTCGAGGACATGCAGAACGACGTCCCGCTCCCGGACGGGGAGGACGACGCGGTACACGACCCGTCCCGCCAGATCGCGCTCGTCGTCGTGTTCGAGACCCGCGAGCAGAGAGCTGCGGCCGCAGCCAAGATCGTCGACATGGAAGGCGTCTTCGATGTCCGTGACAAGCACAACTGAGCGGGCCGGTCTCCTCGTCGCCGTCATCACCGGAGGACGCCCGAAGCTGCAGCAGCGCCTCACGCGCCGTTTCCTCGAATCCCTCGCGGAGGCGGGGCATCCCGTGGTGTGGGTCCTCTCCGACCGCGACCAACCGGGCTACGAGACCGACGACTACGAGCAGGCCGTGTACACGCGGGAGTGGGCCGAGAGCTACGCCGCCGATCACTGGATGCTCCCGAAGCCGCCGGACCCGGACGGGTTCCTCGGCGCGTTCCCCGGCCGCGAGTGGGCCTGCCGGGAAGCCGAGCGCCGCGGCTGCTGGGGAGTCCTCCAACTCGACGACAACATCGAGCGGCTCTCGTTCCCGCGCGGCTCCTCCTCCGCGATCAACCTCGTACGCGAGCGCGGCGGGATGGCGTTCTTCGCGGATCTCCTGGCCGGAGTAGCTCTCTCGACGAACTCGCGGATGACCGGCGCCCAGCTCGACGCGGTGGTGCAGCTGCAGCGGCAGGTCGCCCGCGCCGGGTTCCCCTACTCCTGCTTCGTCGAGCGCGTCGGGCCCGGCCGGGAGGAGTGGTTCGGGCCGTTCGAGGACGACATCACGCACGCCTTCCAGTACGGCACGCGCGCCGACGGAGCGACGGCCGCGGTCATGCCGATGCTCCGGTACATGAAGGAGTCGAAGTCGAAGACCGGGATGCGCGCGAAGTACAACCACGAGCGCGCGGTGCAGCTCCAACGGATCTTCCCGCAGGGCGCGTCGGTCAAGGTCATGTCGACCCGATCGAACGGCAAGGGCGAGGCCAGGGTCTTCCACAAGATGGCTGCCGGGGCGATCCGGAACCCGCTGGTCGTGCAGGACGAGGCCCGCTGGAATGCGGTGCGGGAGACGCACATCGAGTGTCTCGCGGAGTTCTCTACCCGTATCCGGGAAGCGAACCGGGTGAAAGTGCTGAACCGGGCGGCTAAGGTGGAGATCGCCAACGGGACCTAGACCGGAGGCTCACTCCCCCGAGTGGATTAGGAATGATCGCGGCGGGTTAAACCCGTTCTTCGATGCGGGGCAAGGGCGGTCCGGTCTGCCATCGACCAGGCCGGACGTAGCCAAGTAAGGCGTCTAAAGTCCGCCAGTGCCGTACCTGCCCGCCGCGATTCCTCGGGAAGACTGGCATCCCACGTGCCGCCGATATAGTGTCCTCTCCGTCGGTACAACCAACCGGCATCCACCACAGAGGAGCACATCATGAGCAACGTCCGTTTCGCCGCCACCACCCGCGACAACATCTGGGGCACCCTCGGGACCTCCGTCGCCGGAGCCGATACCGCGGCCAACGTCTTCGAGCGCGCCGGACTCGCCAACTGGAACGTCCGCAAGACCCCGGCCTACTTCATGACCGACCCGGTGATCACCGAGGACGGCGTCAGCCCGGCCGTGCCGGTGCAGGTCCCGGACAAGTTCGCCACGATCTACGACGACCCGATCACCGGCACCGTGAAGCCCCTCGGCGTCGTCGGCAAGGTCTGGCACCCCATCCAGAACGAGGAGTCGGCGCTCCTCCTCGACACCCTCGCGGGGGAGTCCGGCGCGGACTTCCAGGTCGCCGGGTCCATGCGGGACGGCCGCGACGTGTTCGTCACGATGCAGATGCCGGACCACCTCCGGGTCATGACCTCCGACGGCGTGGTCGACCCGATCGGCCTGAACATCGTGGCGCTGAACTCCCACGACGGCACCTCGTCGTTCCGGATTCTGATCACCCCGATCCGGCTGGCGTGCATGAACCAGCAGCGCGTCGCGAAGTCGATGGCGGTCTCCTCCGTCTCGATCCGGCACACCCGCAACGCGGGCGACGCGATCCGGGAGGTCCGGCACGCCCTCGGCCTGGTCTCGGTCTACGCGGAGCACTTCACCGCGACCGCGCAGGATCTCGCCGATACCCGGATGAGCTTCGAGGAGTCGGCTCGGTTCTTCCACGCGCTGACCCGCTCGAACGAGGAGGGGATCGCCCCGTCGACGAAGACGCAGCGTGAGGCCCTCGCCCACAACATCTGGATCAACCACCGGGAGACGGAGACCCTTCAGCCGGAACTCCGCCAGACCCGTTGGGGCGCATACCAGGCGATCACGGAGTGGGCCGATCACCTGGCTCCGGTCACCCGGAGCCGCGGTGCGGATGCAGCGACTCGCCGGGCCACCCGGATCGCTCAGGGTGGTGCGGGGGAGGAGCTGAAGGAACGCGCCTGGGAGCTGCTCACCGTGTAGCTGGCAGCCGGTAGCGCCCGCCCTGGTCAACGGGGCGGGCGCTCCTGTTTGTACCGAGCGATTGGACAGTACCGACGGAGTGGACTAATGTCGTTCCCGTCAGCCACCCACCACGGCCCCCGAGGAGCACCCCATGAACCGCACCGCCACCCGCACCCGCCGCACCGCCACCCTGACCATCGAGGACGAGTTCACCGGCGAGGTGCTGCACCGCGCAGAGGTCCGGAGCCTGACCGCCGCGAAGGCCGAGATGATGCGGGAGATCGAAGGCTGGACCCTCCCCACCATCGCCCGCCGCGACGACGAGGGCAGCACCGTCCTCATGACCGGCCTCACCCACTACGACCTGATCCGGATCGTCGAGGGCGAGGACGTCGAGACCGTCGGCCACGCCTACATCGACGTCGCCTGAACCGTGCGTGTCCGGCCGGAGACCTCCCTCTCCGGCTGGGCGCGGTCAGTTCAGACCAACCCACCACACACGAGGAGCACACCGATGGGTGATACCCAGCCCCAGGCGCACGCACCGCGCGCCGCCGCCCGGCTTGCAGTTGAGGAGCCCCGGAACGACATCAAGGCCGTGAAGGACGATCTGGGGGCCGTCCACGTCCAGGTCCGCAACCTCTGCGTACCCGGTGGAGTCCTCACATACGCGGAGATGCAGCAGGCCCAGCTCGCGCTCGACGAGATCCGCGAGGCCATGTCCCGGCTCACGCTCGCCAACGAGATCCTGCTGAACCTCCCGACCGCCGACATCACGGCCAAGGCCCGCGAGGAGGTCCGGGGATGACCGAGGTGAAGGTCACGACGACCCGCCAGTACGCGATCCTCACCCCACTCGGGGAGTACGTGACGCGGGACAGCCCGGAGGCGGCGCGGTCCGGCGCTGAACTCACGACGTCGAACCCGGACAAGGCGTGGGTTACCGCGCACCGCTATCAGGAGTTCGCCCGCCGCATGGGCGCCACTAGAGCCAGCTACCCGATCGTCGAGCGCGAGGTCCAGATCCTCGTGCCCCCGTTCACGATCGCCAAGACCCCGGAGGAGACCCGATGATCAAGGTCGAGACCTGCACGATCGCCCACAACGACGCCGACGAGTTCGCGGAGACCCTCCCGCTCATGGTCAACCCGGCCGGAGACTCCGACACGCAGGTGATGGACTCCCTCGTCTACGCCTCGAACTACTGGCACGGCCGCGGGATCTCCCTCGTCTGGGACGAGATCCAGCGGCACCAGGTGACGGCCCGGCCCCTCGTCTCGGTGTCCCTCACGGAGGGCATCGCGACGGAGGAGGACCAGGCCCTCGTGATCGTGTGGGAGGAGCAGGAATGATGGCGCAGAAGATCGACGTCGCGGTCACCCGGTTCGCCCCCGGTGAGTACACGATCAGCACCAGCATCGGCGGCGCGTACGAGCTGAGCCGGATCACCATCCGGCAGTGGCGGCTCCGGGAGCCGGAGACCGAGAACACGTGGGACTTCCCCACGAAGCGTGCAGCGATCGACGCGCTCACGTCCGGCCGGGTCCGGCCCGGCACGCCGGAGATCACCGGGGAGTTCCTCCGGGGCGAGGATCTGAACCGTACGCACATCGGGGCGACCATCCGGTTCGGGACTACCCTGCCCGGCCGTCTGCCCGTCACGATCGAGGCAGAGCTGCGGCAGATCTATCACACGGGCGGGGAGACCATCCTCTCCGTCTGCACTCTCGATCCGGAGGGCCAGGACGGCGGGGATCTCCCGGAGTTCCACGTCGACGCCGACGAGATGGTGGAGGTGTACCCGCGATGAGCAAGGCAGACATCGCCACGGCCTCCATCGCGGCCGGGCAACTTCAGTCCGGCAGCATCGGACGCTGGGTCGAGTTCGGCGCGGTCCAGAACCACAACAACGGAGGCGTCCCGATCAAGGTGTACGGGCTCCTCGTCGGCGTCGACCACGTCCTCGGGAGCACCGCGCTGCACGTGGCCGGAGGTCCAGACGAGGGAGGGTTCGAGACCTTCCCCGTGAACCCGCTGAACCGGGTCCACGTCAGCCCCGATGGCCCGGAGGAGGGGCGACCATGACCGAGCAGCTCTACGACCTGCACGCCATCGCGGCTGCGGCTGGGATCTCCTACAACGGGGTGGCGAAAGCATTCGCCCGGTCCAAGGCCCGGCACGAGGCCGGGACCGCCGGACCCCGCGACCTCCCGCTCCCGGAGTACCAACTCGGGCAGTCCCCCGGCTGGCGCGCCGAGACCATCCTCGAATGGGTGGACACCCGCAAGGGAGGTGGCGGCGAGTAGCTCCTCCGGAACGAAAGAACGGCCCTCGGCTATCCGCCGGGGGCCGCTCTCGTCCCGCCCACCACAGGCGGATCGCGTGATTTGAGGAGCACGCGATCCGAATCATACCCCGCGGCAAGGTCATAATGAGCTACGACCATCCCCGATCAGAGGAGCGCGCAGC